TATATCTTAAAATATTAGCAGTTGTACTAGGCACCATTATTGTCTTTTTAATCTAATCCATACATCATCAGAAACACAAGTAAAGAAATATCCTGTTGTATAAAAACATTGACCTTGATATGTTCCATTTATACCAGTTCCTATAAATAAACCATTAGCATCCCAATTTGAACTTGTACTTAATATAGTGGCATTAGTACTAGCTCCATCTATATATGTATTTATTAATGTTTGTGTAGAGTTAGTAATTTTTCCTGTATCATCTCCTACTAATACTTTAGTTCCATTATTAGCTAATGAACTTGATGATATTTGTGGAGCAGAAATATTACCTGTAAAAGTTTCTCCTGCTTTATTTGCAGGGGTATAACCTATTTTAGTAATAATAGTTGAATTTGTTTCATCTCCTGTATTACTTCCACTTAAAGTTGTTATTCCTAATATACTTTTTATTTGTGTTGAACTAAAGTAAGAAACAATTGCACTCCATACAGGAAATTTTACACTACTAGCACTATCAGTTGTAGATGTAGACTTATTTGATGTGTCTTCTTTTAATCCTATTGCTGTTGATTGAGCGGTAGAGACAGGTTTATTAGCGTCACTTGTGTTGTCAACATTATTTAACCCAACTGCTGTTTTATCTAGTGTTTGAAATGATTTATCTCCTCTCCAATATTGAGATGTAGTTCCTGCTGTAATTACTGGTTCTTTTGTGGAAAGTCCTGTATTAACAGCATTTACTGTAGGATATTTTGTACTACTTGCAGTTAAATCAGTTTGTTTATTTGCTATATTTTCAGGAGTAAAAGTTAAAGCAGAAGTAACATCTGAACTTAATAATGTTACAGCCCCTGTTCTTGTGTTAAAAGAAGTTACACCTCCTGAACTTGGGGGTCTATTTTCCCAATGACCTGTAATACTATTATAAGTTAATACATCACCGTCATGTAATGTATTAAAATTAATACCTACTACATCTTCAAAAGAAGGTGTTGATAAATTATAAAATCTTGAATTTACAGCATCCCAAGCATAGGTTTTACCTACATCTTTTACATAATAAATAGTGCCTGCATATCCATAAGAAGGAAGAGTACTTAGATATTGTATAGTCATAAAATTATTTTAATTTTATTCCAAAAGAAATACCTATTCCAGGTTGTATACCTTGTGGAGTTAAAGATAAAGTAGGACCTACTATTAAAGAAAATTTACTTTTTTTATCTAAATAATGTATATGATTAATTCTAACAGTATCTCTTACTAATAAAGTTTTAATAAGAGTATCTGAAATATTAATTACAGTATCACAAGTTTTTAAAGAATTTTTTAATGCAACTACTAAACTATCACATATAGAATCTTTACCTGGAATATATTTTTTATCTAATTTATAAACATATTGTTTTGATGTAATATAATGATTTTGAACTATATCTCTATTAATAATTAAAGTATCTATCTTAGAAGATAAACTATCCTCTAAATGTTTTATAATAGTTTCTTTTTGATTAATAGTATTATTAGTAAACCAAATATAAAATCCTAATATAACAATAAGACTAAAAAATAAATATTTCATTATTTAACGTATGTATAGTATTTAAATGTTTTTTCTTCTCTATCATCTAAACCATTGACTCCACCATTTATTTTTTTAGTAAGAGCTAGTATAGATTCTTTATTTATTCCTTTATCACAAATATTCCAAAGTTTATTTTTATCAAAGAAAAATATAGCTGATTCAAAAGAAAATTCTTCTGCAACTAAATCTGGATTTTCCACAATCTCTGGATTTTTTAAATAATCAGAAAATGCTTTATAGTTTGCTTTTCCTGTTAATTGAAGAGCACCTCTTCCTTTAAATTTATAACCATCACCACTAGCTTCATTACCATTACCCATACGATTAGCATAAACTTTATTAGCTATTCTTTGAGGATTTCTAGCATACATAGGTGCTGTCTCTATTGTAAAATATTTTTTAAATGTTTTTAACAATCCTTCTGTAGAGTAATTTAAATTTTCTTCAAATCTTGCAAAATTACCTGTTTCATGACAAGTTTGTCCAAAAAAATGTGCAGCTCTTTCAGGAGTCATTTTATAATACTCCATAGCTACTTGCATAGTATGTGGTCCAAATAAACCATTAGGTTCAAGACCTAATTTTTCTTGTAATTTACTTAGACTCATTATCTTTATCTATATTATTTTTTATAATATTTGTAATTTTTTCAGTTGCAGCTATACCAAATGCACCTAATACAATAATTTCAAAACCATTAAAAATAAATTCATGTATTGTAAGAGTATGACCCATAAATCCTGAGATAATATCTACCATAGCAAATATACATAATACTAAAAAAGATAAAAATCCAATAAATGATTTTTCATTTAATGAATTGTTATCTGAAAATAAATCTTTAAAAAATTTCATAATATTAATAATTATTAGTTGTATATTCTTTTGTAAAGTAAAAAGAATCATGAATTTCTTTTGTTACTACTATAGTATCTACTGTAATATAAATATCTGGTTTAAAATAATTTACTCTTTCTTTTAATATTTCTAACTCTGCAATAGCTTTTTTACCCATTTCCAATGTATCTTTTACTTTTAAATATAGAATATTATTTTCTTTAATTAAGCTATCATTTTTCTTTTTAATTAATTCTATACTACAATCATAACATATAGGAGCTTTACTTTGTTTTACTGGTAGAATAGTTAATAATGCTACTCCTAATCCAAAGGTTCCAATCATTAATGGTTTTAAATGAAACATTTTATTTAGTTTTTTTAGTTAAATAATTATTTTTTTTCAGTAGTTATATTTATTAGTTCTTTATTTTTTTCTTTAAGTTGATTATTTAAAATAATTTCTTTTAATAAATCACTGTATTTAGCTTCACAAACTTTAGCAGTTTCTCTATAATCAGATAATGTCTTAGACACAAGTACCAATAAAAAAGCAATAATACCTAAAATGTATTTTACAGGAATTATAGTTTCTCTTTCTTCTGTGGTATTTTTTTTCATATTATTTCAATTTGTCTTTTAAAAATTTTGTAATTTTATCTATAAATTTAACTCCTACTAATCCAGCAATAGCTCCTGTAACTGAAGATACTGCTGCTGTATTACCTAAATTTAGGTCCATATTAATCCATAAACACACTATAGGGTCTAGTCTTAATGTAATAATAATACTTAATAATATTTTAATATAATCTTTGAAAGACATTTTATTTAAGTCAGGAAGATTTACAAATAAAGCACACATCACTGCCCAAAAAAATCCTGAGATTATTTCTAATAAATTTCCATGTCCAAAGAAAGCTATTAAAATATCTTCCATTATTGTTTTTTAAATATATTTATTTTAATCTACATTAAAGATAGAAATATTTACTGAAGGAGATAAAGGTCTTGTTGGATTTGTACCTGCTGCAGTTGAGAGTATTTTCATACCCGTAGCCTGAGACCACCAATAAAATTTAATATATTGGTTTGCAGTTAAAGCTACTGTATCTGTTATAGTGGCTAATGTTTGGTCATTTTGTGCCCCTGTTGTAGTAAAAGTGAATGCAGAGTTTGGTACAATTACATCATTTATTGTATACCATACAGTTACATTATAATTTGATGCTCCTCCTGTAAATGCTAATTGCATATTAGCACTTAAAAAATATGTACCAGTATTTAAAATATTTATTCTATTATCAGGACCTAATGTAAATCCATTTGCTGTTTGAGTTGTATTAATTAAAACTTGGTTGGCAACTGTAGCTCCACCATTATTTTGAGTAGTTGTATCAAAAAATGTTGCAGAATATAGATTTAAAGGTGCCCAATTTCCTTTTTGATTTAAAAATAATGTTGAACTTCCTGATGAACCAATTCCTAAACAGTTTTTTACTATACAGCAAAAATCTGCACAAGTACTATAAAGCAATTTATAAAGTTTTAATCCTGCTTTATATCCAAAGAGTTTTATTAATGCTTCTTTTGTCATTTTTATAAATTTTTAATTTTTTAAGCAAATAGTGGTGCTCCTACTGAAGCATTTCCATCATAATAACTTGGCACTATCAAATCTTCTGCATAAGCAGGAAGTCCTGACAATACATCATAGCTCTTAGGAGATTTTGTAGTTGTTGATGGAATTGTCATTCCTGGAGTTGTAATTACATTTCCATTAGCATCTGTATAAGTAGATGATGGTGTAGTAATAGCAGGAATAGTATTTATATTAAAAATATCAGACTCTGCTGGATTTTCTAATACAATTAAAGAATATCTATAAAATGCAGTGCGAGCTCCTCCGTTATTCCAAATAACATTTGCTTTCATTACATAATCCACTGTTTTTAAATATGTGTTTTTATTCACTGGATATAAATCAGTAACTTTAACACCATCTCCACCATCTGCAGAAACTGATTCAATAACACCTATATACAATGGTGTAACAGGAGTTACCCAATTGATTGTTTTTAAACTTCCTTTATAATATTTAAATGTCATATCTTTTAATTTTTAATTTATTATCCTGTTACTATATTTCCAATACCACTATATGCTACATCTAATCCAATATTAGAAACTGCATTATTTCTACTTAATCTACTAGCATTAATCATAAATACTTTATTTAATCCACCTGCTTGTCCTGTAATTTGTAAATCATCTGTAACAACATCTGAATTGTTTGCTATAATTAAACCATTGTTTCCATTTGTAACTACACTTCCATTGACCATCATAGAACAATTTCTATCTAATATAATTCCATTATTAACATTTGTTATAGTAAATGTAGAATTAGCCTTAGAATTAGCCACTATATAAGCTGCTCTATTAAATGTATTAGCTGTTATTAGGGTAGTAACAATATTTGAGTTATTATATACATTTACTATAGATGAACCTGACCCTCCTCCTGTTAAACTTCTTCCATTAACTGTAACTGGTAGAACACCGCCTACACTTGTTTCTGTTCTTAATATTACATTTGAATTACTAATACAATCTATTAAAGAATACCCAATATTATCAAATGTAACAGAATGATAAGGATAACAAGTAATAGATGAATCTAAATAAGCATTAAATACTATATTAACATTAGAAACAATATTATATCCTGGTTTATTAAAAGGTAAAGTAATTTTTGATTGAACTTGTGATAAAAATGCAGTTGAATTTTGACTACCGCTATTAGTAATTGGAGTATTTGCCAATGTAACATTTGCTTGATTTGTTGCAACCACTATTGTCACTGGATTAGTGGAGTTGTTTGTAATTTGACTATTTACTAAATAAACTTGGCCTATTGAAGCTAAAAGAGGTCCTGTTGTAGCATTAGTTGTATTTAATAAAGTTACATTAGTACCATAAATAAATCCACCATCCCATGCACCTATACATCCTCCAGTACCACTGTTTTTTATTGTAACACTTTCAAAAAATACTTTACCAGCACCTACACCTGCTGTATATTGTCCATTTGTAGTTTGATTAATAATTACGTTAGCAGCATTTCCTAAATGACTTTTAATATGTAAATATCTATCTAATGATACAGGAGTATGCCAATTTGATGTTGTTACATTATGTGTAGCATCTTCTAATTCTATTGTTAAAGAATCTGTATTATTAAAATGATAATAACTTAAAGCTTGGATAGCTGAAGTTAAATCATTAAATGGAGCTGTCTGAGAAGGACCTACTAATATTGGATACCCTCCAACCCATAGAGGTTGTTTATTATTAATTTTAGCATCTAAGTCTCTATACCAACATTTAATGTTATTCCAAATATTATTTATAGTAGTTGTTAAAGTGGCTCCTGTAGGAACTAAAACACTACTACCACAGTCTAATATATTTGCTCCTGTATAGTGTGTAGTATCTGTATTAGGATTTACTGCACATTTTACAGTATTCCAAAAATTAGAAAGAAAAGTATTTAAAGCAACTCCTCTAAATAAATAATCATTACCACTGCAATCTTGTAAAGTATCTCCTGTATAAACAGCACAATTAGTTCCTATAATTCCACAAGGACAATCTTCTGAAAATTGACCTGTTGTACAAGTGCAAGTTGTTACACAAGTTTGTTGTGGAACAATATTGTTACAATCTTGACAAGGATTACATTGAGGACAACTACATTGACCATTTATATTATTATTACATGTACTCATTTTATTATTTTTATTTTTTATATTTTAATATAAATTTATATACTTTCTGCTAATTTTAAAATCTTTTTTGAATTTACACATTGTATACTTTTTGCTACATCAAAGTTGACATATTCATAACTAAATGTTTCTGTATATACATAAGAAGTGTTAGAATATATAGCAGGATGGTCATAACCCCAACCAATAAGATTACCAGACAAATCTTTAATTTCAATATTTGAACCATTTGTATTACCAGGAAGGGCATATCCTATTAAATTACCCAATAAATCATTAATTTGTACAGTTGCTGCTGGACAGATTGTATTGTTTGGAAAAATATATGCAAGAAAGTTACCAGATATATTAGTAAATTCTACAGTAGCATGGCTTTTATCTGAACCTGGTAAACTGTCATATTGAAAATTATAAAATCCTAAATAATTTAAGCCTTCTAAGATTGCTAAAACCTTATTTACATCATCTAAAGTTTCTAATTTACAGTTAATCCACAATCCAAATAAATAAAAACCATTTACATTAGGCATTGTGGGTAATACAAACCTAAATTTATTAGTTGTATTAGTAGTTTTTGTTATAGTTTTAACTATAAGTTCTGCTTTATTACCTACTAATTTATTAAATTGTTTTATTGTTTGGACTCCATTAACCTCTGTACATGAATAAAATAATTTATTTAACTCATAAATATTAAAGTTATCTTTTAAAAGTTCTTTAATATGAATAAGTTTTTTTAATTTATTTTTACAGGTTTTATAACCATAAGTTTCTGATCTACAAAAAGATTGCACTAATTGTGCAATTTGATCATCTAATGTATTTAATAAATTTCTATAACTACTTAGTGTCATTTTATTATTTATTTACAACCACAACCAAGATCTGATTGTTTACAACCACAATCAATATTTAATAAATCTAGTTTATATTGAAGACATTTGTAAATTTCTGTAGCAGTTTCTTTTTTACATAGACTAGTAGCAGATTTTAAACCTTCTCTATATAATTTTAAAGTTTCAATGTCTTGTGTTTCTTTACTTAAAGTTCCAGTACAATCATTATAACTACAACATTTACTTTCTAATAAATCTAAAGTTTTTTGATCAATAGTACAATCTAAGTGACAAGTATTAAAATAACAAAATGTTTCTGTGTTAATTGTTATTTCACTATTTGGAGCTATTTGTTGCTCAACGGTAAAATCAAATTGATAATATCCTTCTGTCAAATCTTGTAAGTATACACTAAGATTTTTTTGAATACCCATATTTTTAGCATTCAAAACTATTTGACCTTGAGTAGGAATAAGTATTTTAACAGGAATGGTTTGTCCTGGAGTTAATACATTAATATAAGTAGATTTAATGGCTCCTAATGATAAATCATATTCTGATAAATTATTAAGATAAATATTTTTACAGCTATTTTGACTAAACTCTAATAATAATTGCATAATTTTTATTTTTTATATATCTCGTAAAGGTTTATTATATCCTCTACAATTGGGTCTCTATGATTAGATTTTAACACTATTTTTGTAAAGTTTTTTAGATTAGATTCTTTTAAAAATTCTAAAAACTTTATTCCAGATGTTACAGTTTTTGCTAAATCTATTTGATTCACATCACCACATAACATCATCTTACTATCTTTACCAAGTCTTTCCAACACCATTCTAACTTGACTCTCTGAGGTATTTTGGCAATTATGGGTTAAAATACCATCTACAAAAAAGTTATTATTATCTTCAACAGTAATATTATAAACAGGTTCAAATCTATCTGTTTTAATTTCTGTAATTTCACTTGTAGATAAGTCATCAAAAAATAAAGGTTCAACTTTAATAAATTTTTCTTGACTATATTCTTTAGGTAATTTATATAACAAATCTTCTTGTATATAATTTTTTACTAAATTAAAAAATAATTTACTATTTTCTTTATTTATTGTTAAATAATAATATCCTTTATTTTTACTAGTATATTTAAGTTCAGCAGTTATATTAAATTTTTCTTTTAAAATATTTATTAATATTTCATTTTCTTCTTTTGAAAAAGATTCTGTATGTAATCTAACTCTATTAGATGCGTCTAAAGAACCATCATCCATATACCAAAAAGCCAATGTTCTTTCTGTAAAATAATTAATAATATTTTTTGTAATTTCTTTTTTATTTTTAAAGTTTTTTATAGAGTTAACAAAATCTTGGTCTAAATACAAACTTTTAGTTTGCATACCACATAAAGGTTTACCTGTATATCCAGAAATTAATCCTTTACATAGATTTCCATTAAAAATATCAGCACAATAACTATTATAATTTTCTTGAGATAAACCATGAGTTTTAGATAATCTAAAAGCTAACTTATCTTGTTTATTTTTTAATAAACAACCATCTCCTAATAATAATCCTAATAAAACATCATAATTTTCTTTCTTTAAAATTCTACTATTATTAGAGTTTTTGTTAACTGCTCTTAATACAGTGTCTCCTTTTTTTAAATCTTTAACTTTTGTATAAACAATTTCTCCATTTTTTAATATTGCAAAAGGGTGATTTTTAGAAGCACTAATCGGCTTCTTTTTTAACCCTGTATAAATATCAAAAATTTGTTTTTCACCCATTTCAAAGATGTCTATTACTTTTTTTCGTTCAATTTTATTAGTTAAAGAATTATAAGATAAAACTTTAATTTCTTTATTATTTTTAAATTTTTTTATTATTGAAGATAATGTAGAACTATTAAATAATCTTGATGTAGAATTATTATTAAATTCTACATTTATTATACTATCTCCTGTTAAACATTCATCTACTATAATAACTGCATCACAAAATGTACTACCTCTCATATATGCAAAAGGGTGTATTTGAATTACACCATCTTGTATCATTTTATCAACCTTAGCCTTATTATACAAAGCATAAAAATTTTTATATATTGCTTGCATATAAGGGTCTAACTTTTCATCTAGACCTCCTGGTAAAAACCCTAACTTCTCTCCTGCCTCAACTGCTGGTCTAGTTATAATTATATGTTTAACTTTTTTCTTAAAATATAAATCTAATGCTATTTGAGCACATAGAAGCGTTTTACCTGAACCTGGTTTACCTGCTATATAAGATATACTATTTTCTAATATAACAGATTTTGCTTGTTTTTGTTCATCATTTAGAGAAATTGAAAATTTAATATTCTTTTCTCTTTCATTTGCAAAGTCTGACATATAATTATTTAAATGCAAATATCAAAAAAAATTTTAAGTTTTTTAAATTAAACTTTTTCTTCTTCTTTTTCCTCTTTAGGAGCTAATAGTTCTATTTTATTTACATAACCTTTTGGAGCTTCCTCTAACCATTCCCATCCATGAATAGGAAATGTATAGTTATCTTTATTTTCTTTTTTTAAAACAAATTGACTACTTGTTATTCCATTTTCAGTATAATCAAAAGTTTTATTTTCTTCATTTAATTTATAAAATCCTTGCATAATTATTTATTTTTAATGGTATACTGCGTATCCTTTGTTAACAAGAGTGGTTTCTAATGCTGTTCCTAAAACTGATATTGGATTTCCTGTAAATCTTACATCTGATGAGTTTGTTATAGTTGGCCATGTATTTACTGAAAGCAACATATCACTATAAGATGCAGCTGTCATAGCATTGTTAGTCAAATATATTTCAGATGCTGTGTTAGTAGGATTGTAATTTAACATTCTAAATGTAGACACTATATTGTTATGCAAATAAATTATAGTTGCATTATTCAATTGTCCAGCAGCTGTTATATTAAATGTAGAAACATTTGATTTAATTGAAGTATTACCAGGATTTGTAAATAATAAGTTATAATTAAAACCTGTAGCATTTATTTGACCCAATCCTCTTACTTCAGTAATTGGTAGGGTATAATAATTAACCTGTGTACCAGCAAAATCAGCTGTTAAGTTACAACTTAATACTGTACCCACTAATGAAAAGTTAGTAACATTAATACTTGAATATCCTTTACTAGTAAGGAAATTCTCAAATGTAGTTTGATTTGTTACCCCTGCACCACTCCAATTACCATTTACATAGTAAAAACTTGGAGAAACATTAGGAGCACAACAATTTAATAGTTGACAACAAGTTAAAGTTTTTACAATTAATGTTGTAAAGTTAATAGTTTCAATTGTTTTCTTTGGTCTAATAACATCAGAAGTTATCCACCATTGAGCATGAGATTTATCTGCACATAGTGTAGTTCCTGCACAACAATTATACACCTCTTTAACCATTTGCTCTAATGACATCCAGTTAGCTCCTGGTTTTTTTCTTGATTGTCTTAAATAAGCTTTTCTAATAAAAATATCAGACTTATTCAAATGACTTGTGTTACAAGCACATGTAAGACCATCACAAGCAAATATATCATCTATAAGGTCTGAAAAGTTAACAAAAGCACCTTGATTGACAAGCTTATGTTGGCCCTTATAAATTGCCTCTGAAATAATGTTTATATTTTTCATGTTTTTATAATTTATTTATTTATTTTTGAGTTTATTTCATTTAAGATAAATTCTTTAATAGTATCTTGTGAGTCTACATTTGGAATAGTAAGTAATATTTTATCTGTCTTTTTTACTTCTCCATCATTATAGTCAAAATCTATTGTTAAAGTTCTACCTTTTATTTTAACTAATGACATAAAGTTTATATCATTATTAATTTTAGTATTTTCAATTTCTTGCTTTTGAAATTCTACTGTTTGTTCAGGAGTAGATTCTTTTGTTAAGGGAGTTAATTTATTTAAATCAAATACAGTTTTTATATTTTTATTTGCAACTCCATTAATACTTATTGATTTTTCTATTAATTCTTTCATATATTTATTTTATTATTCATTTATAAGGGTATATACAACTGTATTTTCTCCATTAACATAACTAAGTTGAGTTTGACCATCCCCTCTTAAAAATAAATTACAACTCATATTACTATAAACTACTGAAGCTCCTGAAAAATCAACTTCAGAAATTATACAAGTTATAAAATTATTAGTAAAATGAAAACCTATTATATTATGTTGAAAAACTTGATTAATTATATTTGATATAAATTGATTTCCTATTGTATTAAGATTAAAACCATCCATTATTTGATTAGTTACAAAATCATCTCCTATTGTATTTTGAATAAAATAATTACCAATTATATTTGAACTAAGATTACGACCTATTGTATTATTAATAAATGAATTACCTATTTTATTATATTGAAAATAATCACCAATAATATTGTTATAAGAATTACTACCTATATTATTATCTTGAAAATTATTACCTATAGAATTGCTAGAAAAATTAACACCTATATTATTTCTTTGAAAAGAATCATTTACATTATTATTGTAAAAATCATTACCTATATTATTGTTTTGAAAATTATTAGTTATATTATTATATCGAAAATTACCTCTTATTGTATTATTGTAAAAATAATTACCTATTATATTATAATATAAATTATATCCTATAGTATTAAAATTAAAACCATAACCTATTATATTATACGAAAATCCTCCGTTAATATTATTGTTATAAAAACTACTTGCTATTATGTTATTTTGAAAATATGAACCTATATTATTATCTTGAAAACCACTTATACTATTACCATAAAAATTATTTTCAATATTATTATTAGATGGGTCTATAATTGTATTATTAAAAAAAGTATATCCAATTGTATTAAAAGAACAAACCCCTAAAAAAACAAAATTATCAAAAGTCCAATTACTAAAATTACCACTATATTTAAATACTACATTGTAGGTGTTATTTATATTAAAAATAGGATAGTCTTGGTAATTACCTGTTGTAGTTGCACCATTAAATACATCTCCTATTCCCCAATAATTTACATTAGAATTAACATTTACAACAGTTATTTGAATATTATCTGTTCCTGAAGTTCCTCCTATCTGAGTACCATCAATAGTAATTGTATCTCCACTCACAAATAATCTCCCTGGATTTTTTAGTATAATTGAATTTACAGTTCCACTTTTAATAGTAACTATAAATCCTGCATTATACCCTGAAGTTCCATTTGCACTAAGATTAGTTAATGTGTAAGTTCCATCAGAAGCACTAGGAACTGAAGTTGTATTATTAAAACTAGTAATAAGTCCTAAAATTTCACATTCAAATCTTCTGTATTTAAATCCTCTAAAATCAAGAGGACAATCAATATTTTTATTTAAATCTTGTCTCCTAATAATTTGTCCTGTTGCATATCCTAGTGAATAATATGAGTGAATATATAAAGAATTGACATTATAATTTAAATAATCTTGTTCTGTAAAAGTAGGCAAAATTACTTTATATCCATCAGGTAATATATTAATTAAAAAAGTATTACCATCATCTGTATTATCTCCTGGTTTAACAGAAGCATAAGAAACATCTACATCATAACCATCTCCATTAAAATAAAGATAAAGAGGTTGACCAAATAAAATAGGATAACCAGAAGGTAAATTAAAGTAAACATTTGTACCATCCCACTGTAAATCAAATCCCTCTACTGTTTGTCCATTTGGAAGGGTATTATTATTGTAAATTTCTAAACTTAAAGATATATCTTTTACTAAAGGATTATATTTAACAATATCATTTATATGAGTTTCAGAAAATCCAATAGGAGATAATTCAGAAGAAGTAAGAGCGTTTAGTAGTAAAACTTCTGTATCTCCATAATGAATTTCATGTGGATTAAAATTTGGATTTATAGGAGTAGGATTATTATTTGCAGTTTGAAATCCATTTAAAAAATTAGCAGATTGATAGTCTAACAATCTATACCAAGCTAAAGGAGTTAATTGTGAATTTACAACTTTATCATAGAGTTCTTCAAAAGTTACATCAGTAATAGACCCTCCAGAACTACGGATGCTATCAACTGTTGTTTTATAAGTTTGCCCATTTTGTACTAATGGTACAAATTCACTACCTGTTAAGGAGCCTGAGCTAGGAAGATTGTCTATTGTTACTGGCATATTTTTTTTCTTTTTAAACTGCTATTGATGTACCTTGATTAGTTACAATGCAAATACTATTGTTAGTAATTAGATTTTTAACTAACTGACAACAGTCCATAACTTGTAATAAAATTGCTGTAAAGCTTATTGTTTCAATGGTTTTTTTAGGTCTGATTATATCAGTTGTAATCCACCATTCGTCAGATGAATGTGTAGGACAGTAGGTTGTTCCTTTTACACAATTATAAATATCTAACATAATCTTATTTAAAGAAGTCCAGTTAGGTCCTGGTTTCTTCATACTTTTTTTAACGTAAGACTTTCTGATATAATAATCAGATTTATCTACACAACAAGACAAACCAAAACATTTAAATACATCTGACATAATAACAGATAGATTTAAAAATGAACCTTGATTGACTTGAATATATTTTTTATTATATATAGCCTCTGAAAGAATTAAAACATTTTTCATGTAAATTATATAAATATAATGTAAAACTAAAAAATAATTTTAAATTTATTAATAATAAATTATTAATTTTAAATTAAAAAAAATAGGTGGTAAAGAAAACTCTACCACCTACCCACACAAAACAATAGATATATTAAAATTAATTAATATATTTTATTATTAACAAGCCAATGTAATAGATTTGCCACATGGACCAGCTGTTACAAATGCATTCAATGCAAGTTCAACAGCAGCTTTAGTAACAGTATCTGTACTTGGAATTAAAACTGTTGTAATAAATTTAGGAGCCCAATTTTTACCATTAGCATTCTCATCTGGAGAAACTGAATGATGTCCAATTGAATATTGGCAATAGTTAGTAGCACAATCAACCAACAAGTTTTTAGTTCTAGAAACTTCCAATTGAGCATAGTAAGGAGCTCCTGTAGTTTCTACTTCATTGTTAAGTCCATCAAAACCTGTACCACCTGGCATTTCCATATATTCTTCCCACTGAAGGTCAGCACCAATACCTTTTGGCATTTGCATAGCTGACATATCAACTGCAGTATAAGTACTATTTGGAGCCCATCCTGAGTTTAGAATAGTTTGGATTGATCCAATAGTATATCTTTGCATGATACTTTCTGCTTTAGGGAAACATCCACAATCTTGAGTGTTAGTTTTAAATGTAATTTGGAAACCAGCAGCATAAGTAATACCATTTACTGTAAGTGCTCCACCTGTAATAGTTGATACACTATTTACATATTTGTTCAACAAAGTGTTAGCATTAATTTCAGCAATGAATTTGTCTCTCAAGTTATTTGGATCTGGAGTGTAGTTGCAATCTCCATCACAAGAAGGACAAGTCTCAGATTGAACTGAAACCAATTCTACATGGTATCTATTTTCTGGGTAGAAAAAGTTCAATGTAGGATCTTTTAGACGAACACCAATTGAATAGTTTGTAGAACACTCTACACAAGAAAAGTAAAATGATGCAGTGTTTGATTGACCAGTTTGTGGAGTTTCTGCATTAGCATAGTCAATAAGACAAGAAGAAATATTTTCTCCATTGCTCATTCTTACTTTAGAAGATTTTGTAGGTTGTCCTGTAACTGTTCCAACACCAATAGCAATAAATACAGTTTTTGCAGCTGCAATAGTTGTATTACTTACTGCTGTGTTAGTTGCAGCATCATAAAAACCAATTTGACCTGGAGCCAAATTGTACCATTTGTTTGTTGAATCGTACAAAGCTGTACCATTAGCAACAATTCCTAAATTCCCTTTGGTTGGAAGGAAAATAGTTTTTTGAATTCTAGTTGACATAATTTAATATTTTAAAGTTGTTTAAAGATTATATTTTTGAAATTTGTAAAATTTTATTTAGTTGAGATTCAAAATCAATTGTATTTCCTACATCTCTCATTGCAACTAATACTGCAATGTCTATAATTTTATTTGCTTGAAATGTAGAGTCAATTTCTATATCTCTTTGTACCGCTGGTGTACCATCTGGAAGATTATATTTTCCTCCACCATTAATAAAATCATCTGGGTTACCAGGTCTTAATGGTTTCCTAACATAGGAAAGATATATTTTTTCTATTATAAAATCAGTATAGTATAGATATAATTTATTTCCTGATATATCCATGTTTACTCTTTCAAAAGTAAATGATGGATCAAACATTGGATCTGTTTTATATATATCATCTTTTCTGACAATATAATGTTTTATTTGTTTTTTATTTGTGCATGGAGGTTTAGAACACAGAGAATATGATTCTAAATGTCTATAATAATTATCAGGTAAATCTACTGTATAATAATTATTAGTTACTTGAGTGACTGGCAACTCAAGGTCTTTAACTTCAAGTTGCCTAATATCATCTCTTCTCTTTTGATTTAACTCTAGTTGCTCACATATATTTTCAACATAAATAATATAAGCTTCCCAAAGATATTCATCTATTTGAGGGATTAGAAAGTTTGCATTTCTAAGTCCATCTACTTTATTAGCGTGTTGTTTAAATTTGTAATGAGCTTCTTTTATTGAATACATTATTTCATCTTAGCTTTTAAAGCTTCTTCCAAAGTTAATAATAATGCAGAGTTTTCAGGCTTTGATAAAAAGTCTACAATATTTATTGTATCTGTTGAAAGTTGCTCTCCATTAAATAATACTTTTGTGTTTTCTTTTCTTAATACAGCATATTGAAATAACTTTTCTACTGTAACAGTTAATTCAAGTTTTGCTTTATTTTTAGGATCAGAAAGCTCTAAGAATAAATCTTGTATTGATGATAATGTATCTTTAGAACTATTTTCTGTAATTTTAGAATATAATAAATCTTCTACAATAACATCTTTTTCTTCTCCTGTTAATTTAATTCCAAGGGCAGTAGCCATGTTTCTTTTTTGAGATTTAGTAAGAGCTTCAAATCTAGTGTGAAGTTTACTACTTCTTTCTCTTTTACTTTCTCTTATTACTGCATCTGCTTCTTCATCTGCAATAATCCACTCTGCTGTTGGATGTTTAGACAAATTATTTTCTCCAATAATTGTCATAGGATCTGCACTCATTATTGCATAGGTAAGTTCATCCAAAGGATTTCTTAAATCTAGCAATGCAACATCTCTACCTAATTTAGCTTTACAACTTCTATTTGTAAAGAAGGGATCCAATCTATTTGTTGGATCTGAACTTTGGATTTTTGCACCTGTAACTTCATCATTAAATCCAAGTTTTTTAACCAATGTATTTATCTCTTCTGGAGTATATCTTGCATTAATTGGTCCTAATACATATTGATAAGTAACTTTATCAAAATTAGGTCTTATAGTATTACTATTAGCTAAGAATGCGTAAGTCTCACCTATTTGTCTATAAGATGGATCTATATTTACTTGCCAATGTTTATTCTTTAAAATATTGGGGTAAATTTTTACTTTTTGTGGTCTTGTTTGTGTGTTTGACATATTGTATTATTTTTGTTTGTGTGTTTAAAAATAGTAGCAATGACTCAGACTCGAACTGGTTAATTTGGTTTTTTTGTACCTAGAGATCCTTACCTCCCTCCTGCTATCCTTCTACTTGTTGTAGAAAAAAAAGGGTATGATTAGGTGGCTCATACCCTAAAGCCTAAGTTAATTATTTTCCTCTCAATACAGCTGGAATAAGCTCACCACATTTAGTAACATCTTTAACCATGATACCTGCATCTTCCATTCTATGAACTGTCCAGAAGTCACCTGCGTGAGACATCATTGCACCTTGGTTATTTCCATAAGGGTTTGACAAACCACCTGTGTAACCATAAGCTGCATTTCTTGTAGATTTCAAGTAAGAAATGTTTTTACCAAAACCATCTCCCAAACCATAGTTTACAAATGTAAATCTTGAAGATTCAGCTGGGTAACCATTTTCATCAAGTATAGTGTTAAATGTAACGTCATCATAAGCTTTCATGTGCATAACTGTCAATGAACCTCCAAATTTCAATGTATATTGTGTCCAAGGAGTTTCAGTGTAAGACAATCCTTTTGGTCCACCTGGTACCAATGAAGTTCCATCAGTTTTGATGAAATAGTCTTTCATATCTTTGAAGTATCCTTGTGTAATTTGGTTGATAGCTTCGTCAAATTTTCTCAATCCAATCTCACCAGTCCACATTACAACATTACGTTGGTCATAAGCAACTCTACCAAAGAAAATATCTGTCAAGAAATCTTTGATCAAACCAATAGAGAAAGTGTTATAGTATTCTCTGTATCCATCTTCTAGAATTTCTTGAAGACCTGGTCCTTGGTTTACATAGTATCCTGTAGAATCATCAACAACTGTAGAAGTACTTCTTTGATACATCAAGTGAAGTTCTTTTTCCATTTCAAACTCTTTGTTGAATTTAACCTCTGCTACTGAAGTAATATACATATTACCTTTGTTTTTAGTATTCATAGCAGCAACAATTCTTTTTTGGAATGAATCAACAGACTCACCTTGTTTTCTTCCTGCAAGGATCAACAAGTCAGCCTCAGTCAAATTACCATTCAATTTTCTTTGAGCAGCATCTCCTGTCATTTGATATTGTTTTCTAAATCTAGAAAGACCAGAACGGAATTTAATTTTTCCGATTGAATCAACACTCATTGAACCACCTTTAACAGATGCCTCAGAATAAGTAGAAGCCATTTTCATAATTCTTGATCCAATAACAAATAGATCAGTTGGTACAAATAATGTCGGATCATCAGTCATCAACTTAACAGTATAAACTGTAGCTGATCCATCTTTTTGACCTGCAGACATTACACGCATGTTGAATTTTTTACTATCTGTAAATACCAAAGTATCTCCTTCAACATAAGTACCCAAATCAATTTTAATTTTAAAAGGTCTTTGAGCAATACCTTTTGTAGTGTTAGAAGGCTCAACGTCTTCAATCAATAGAGCTGGTCTGTAACCAGATACCATGAACTCCCACTCTACTTTGTTACCCTCTACAGTGATAACATCAGCACCTTGTGCAAGTTCCAATAATGGAGATGTTCCATCAAACAATGTTTTCATAGAAGCCAATTGACCCATACCACCCAAAGCCTCTACATCAGTCTTAATAAGACCTGCTTGGTAAAGGTTATTTAGATTGGTATAATTCATACCCCAGTTACGATCTCCCGTAAGCATAGGTGCTTTTATAATACCGAATTTACTTTGTGATAATTTCATGTTAGTTTAATTTTATTTTTTTTTGAATATTTTAATTTATGAATTCTAATTTAATTGTCTCAGGTTTTTGTTTACCAGACTTCTTTTTTAAAGTTTCAGCTAGTCTACTTTTAACCCTACTTTCAACTTCTATTTTATCAGATTTATCAGATAGTCCTTCATATAGTTTATAAGCTAATGCTACCATCTTTTCAGGATCTGATAAATATTCATTTAATACTTTTTTAAATCCTGTTGAGTTTCCTACAACATCTCCTTTATCATTTTTAATATCTAATGGAGAAAAGATAAAATCTTCAAAGTTACTTTTTTCATTTTTAGCAATAACTACATTATTACTTTTTCCAGATTTAATAACTTCTCTAATCTTAGAAACTGTTTTTACATATTGTTCTCTTTGAAGTTTCATATATTCTTCTTGAGATTCAATTAACTTTTGTTGTTGTGTTTCTCTAAAGCTTTGTAGTTCTGATTGAATTTTACTAGCTTGGTTAAATAGTTTTCCTTTTTCTTTATAACCTTCTACCAATTCTTCAGACTCCTCTTCATCCAAACCTTTTACATTTAAAAGATAATTTTTTACTAATGCAGTTGCATTATCTTCATCTTCAATGTTTACATCAACCCAGTTTGTTTGTTCGTAAGTAGAAATATATTCATTTATATCTCCACCATTTTTTAAAAATTTAAGAACGCCATCTACTTTTGGATCATCAACTTTGTAAGCTTGTTTCACCATTTGTAAAGCTCTGTCTTCAACTGTATTTTCATAAGCCTCAAACAAAGCATCTTCATCACCATCCCAATCCTCTGGTAAATTTAATAGTCTTTTTTCTGCTAGCTCTGAAGCAAATACTTTTAAAGGATTTACTTCTTCATCATCTTCATCATCAGAATCAGAATTAAATTCTTCTTCTATTTTTTTATCTTTATTCTTTTTATTTAGAATGGTAGACTTTTCTTCATCTGAAAGATCTAACTCATCTAAATTTTCTTCATCAACTAACTCAGGATTAATTAAATCATTTTCAGTTTCTTCTTCTTCAGAGTCTGATTCAAACTCATTAATTGAATCTATTTTGTCTGTAAGATTATCATCATTGATAATATTATCATTAAATTCTAGGATCTCAAAATCCAAACTGTTTTCTTGCATATTATATTGTTTTATGTGGGTAAAAATTAATTGTTTTGTACTGCAAAATTCAAAAAAAATTATTTTATTTTTTAATTTATTTTTTTAATAAATTAAAAATTTTAAAATAAACTCTTTGTTTATAAGGCTTTACAAATTTAAAAAATTATATTTTAGAATTAAATAACTTTTATTTCTTTTTCTAATTTTTTATTTTGTAACTCAATTTGTTTTAATTTCTCAGCTTCTATATTGTTTTTTAAACTATTCTCTTCCTTTAATTTTTCTAACTCAATCAAATCATTTTCTTTGTTTTGATTAACATCATTCATAGCAGCAAATCTAGATGCACTTATATCAGCAGCCTTTAAAGTAGTTGCATTTTTATCATCAGCAATTTGTTTTTCAAATGCCATCTTTTGTTGTTGCATTTGTATTTGCATTTGTTGCATTTGCATTTGTTGTTGCTGTTGTTCTTTTTGCATTTGATCTTGCTTCAATTCTTTTTCTTCTTGTATCTTGTTAATAATATTTTTAATCTCTGTAGCATTCTCAGAAGTTAAAATTTCACTAACTACTCTTAAATCACCTCCACTATTTTGAATAATAGGTTGTATTAAACTCTTTAATTGAGAAATAACTTCTGTATCTTTTAATGTATTGGTAATATATACTTTGTAATTATAGTTAGCAAAGTTTGCAAGATCTGTATTTAATGTGGCTACACTAAGATCTGAAAGTATATAAGAAGCTCTTAAAGGATTTTCTTTATAAATAACTTTACATATTTCAATAAAGTTTTCAGTAGTTCTTTCTTTTACATAATTGTGCATATAAAACCACTTTTCTGTTTGATTAGAAGACTGTATTAAATTTTGTTGATTGTTACCCACACTTTCATAAGGAGATTGCATACCTAATCTAGCAGGGTTATAACTCATTGATTGAGTCATTTTTCTTTCAATATAATCTAATAGGTTTAATTTTTGTGCAATATCTTGTGTATGAGATAGATTAATAGTTTTCCAATATTGTGGATCTATACCCATACTTCTTAAGTCTCCATCTCTTGAAGCACTAATCAAAGCTACTTTAAATTTCTTAATATAAGTCATCCATTGAGTAGGTGTTAAATCCTTAGGAATTTGTTCTTGTAATCCTAATAAGATATTACCTATATCAGTTTTCATAATTTCAATAATCTGGTTGACAATTACATTATATAAAAATTGCCATGGTTTTCCCAAGTCTGTTATTGAAATAGGTGCAGAGTTTCTAGCAGAGTAAACAGTTCCTGTATATGGTCCTCTAATTTGAAAAGGATTATCAATATCTCTATATTGATTAGGAATAGGTTCTATCTTTAAATAAATCTTTGGATGTGTAAATATTTTATATCCTTGCCAGTATTCTGGTATCCAAAGAGTTTCTTGTTTAATATCTTTAGATTTGTCAAAAACATAAGTTTCATCAACTATATTTTTTTCTAAAGTACCATTCTCATTTAATCTATAAATATATTTAATCTTCTTAAGAGTTTTCCAAACAACGTGAGTTACTCTTATTCTTCTTGTTTTGTAATTATCATTGTAATCATCTTGCCAAGGATCTAACCAAGATGGTGTAGTTTCTACATTGGTAGGATTCATAATAGCATTAGGAATAACTTCCCATACTTTAGAATCACCTGGAGAGTTTAATGTAGATTCATATTTATCTAACACTTCTCTTTCTTCTTCTGTAATTAAGTTACCAAAGTGTTGGTATATTTCATATATAGAAAGATACTCATCATAAGTACACCAATCTGATTCATCTAAGTAATCTAAATCTTTTGATTTAGAATAATTAAAGTATAAAGGATTACATACTTTAATAATAGGTTTACCATTCCATTCACCAGTCCAATAAACTTCTTCACCAGTAATAATAACATCTTTCCAACCTTTATCAAATACAAACTTTAATCTATCAGTTCTTATATGATACTGTAAGATTTCATCTGTTAACTTTTCTTCTGGAAGTCTAAAGTTAGTTGCCATATAAGTTTCTACTTCAGGAGGAGTCATTCTATGCATTGTTTCCTCAATCTGATCATTTAAACTTTGTTGAATTTCTTCTAACTTTTGAACATAGTCTGGAGTTGTGTTAGGGTCCATATTAGCTTTGGCTTCCTCTAACTTTTTATCATTCTCTTGTTGAATTTTTTTAAGTAGTTTTTCTCTAACTATCTTAACAGTATTTTCAACTAATAAATCTCTTCTGGTTTTTTGTCTAACAGATTCACTATTAGAACTAGTTGTTACTACTCTTAAGTTAAAAGGTCTTTTAATTTCTTCTCCTTCTAAATCTTGTAGTACTGTTTGTAATATAGGGAAGTGAATATAATCACTCTTATTAAATTCCATTTCAGGAATATCAATTCCTAATTCAGTAGATATAACTTTACCAGTATCTAAGTAACTGTCAAAGTCCATTCTACCATTAAACAATTCATAATTTATTTTAAACTTTTCTTTTCTTTCATTATAATAGTTGTATTGATTAGCAAAATAATCCATCTTGGCTCTAGCCCAAGCATAGTTATCTTCTATCTTTTTCTTATAAGAATACCTGTCTGTACCTTGTTGAGACAACAGTACACTACTAATTATATTTTCACTTACTACCATTCAAAATGAATTTAAATTGCAAATATAAAAAAAAATTAATAATTTATTAAAACTTTATTTTTTAACCTATTATTATGCAATTCTTTATAAAAGTCTGTACTTGTTTTCTTAACAATTTCTTCAGACTCTATAACTACTAATTCTTTATCTTGCTCAATCCAAAGCATTAATAATAAAAATGCAGACACACGGTCAAAGTTACCTTTATTATTATATTGTATTAACTCCTCTAAAAGAAGATCATCTTTAACAGTATTTAAGTTTCTAATAATAACTTCTCTCTTAGTACCATCAATTAATTCTTCTGTATATTTTTTCTTATCTTCTAATAACCATTGTTGAGCCAATCTCAATGAATAATCTTTAAGAGGAGCTGTCATAGGTACTCCAACATCATATTTTAATGTAGGATCTTTAATAGCTTTTTCTATAATTTGTTTTGGAGTTGGTGCTAATATATGATAGTTACCAGTACGCATACAATAGTTTTTAAAGTCAATAATGTTATTCTCAAACATTACTTGAGCATTAAAATATTTAGCAGCTAATACACATTGAAAATGTATTTCATCTGGCATATCATATCTACCTACCCACCAAGCTATTATTTCATTACCATTAGCATCAACAGTATTATTAGATTTATATACATAAATAGCTGCTAATGATGTACCACCACCTTCATCTTTAATAGGGTCATATACTATTCTATAAAGATTAGATGGTATAATACCTGCAGGTGGATGTTCATAAAATTCCCAAGCACCTTTTAAATCTCCTTTTTGATCATGAGGAAATCTATCTATTGGTCTTAAATCTGTATTAGCTTTAAACCTAACTCCATAAATTAAATCTTTATCTGGAATTAAATTACCAATAGTTCTTAAATGTTTTTTATATTGAAATCTATCATTATCTGCTTGTACTTCTCTAAGCATAGCAATAGGGAATTTATTTCCTGTTCTGGATAAAAACATTTCAGATGGTTTAATAGGTCTAGACATTATTAACTCATCATAAGCTACTGTATTATTTGCCTTCTTAGCTTTCTCTCTTTCATACATTTCATACTCTAAAGACTTGGCTACATCTGTATTACCATTCTTATCTTTAAACATTTCATTAGTATAATAAGCTGGAAGAAAAAATCCTATCCTATTTCTACCTTCATAAATATCATTAAAACTTAAAAAGTCATAAGCTTCAGGATCTCTAAATATAATCTCTGTTTCAATAACTTTGTCTACATCTCCTGATGTACCAATGTATAATGAAGATCCGAATTTACCTGTACCCAAGTCTTGTGTAGATCTATTGGCTCCATGAATAGTTAATAAGCTTTCTTCCAAACCAACCTCTTCTATTACTATAACAGTATACCTTCCTCCAACTGCAGCTTGTTTATTATCTTTAAAGGTTTCATGTTTTAATAAAGTACCAGTACCTACTAGCTTAACAGTATTACCAATCTTTTTTTCATAATGAAATCTATATGGATTTTTTGAGTTACCAACTTTTAATGTACCAGAACTTTGTCTTGAGAATGGAGGAGGAAACATCTCTCTACCATCTGAATATTCTCCAGGTAAATTATCAAAAGAGTCTTTTAATTTATTTAGTAAGTCAGAAGATTTAGATGCAATAGGTGCTCCACAAAATATTTCTACTTTATTTTTCTTACCTAAAAAGTCTTCTAAAGTTTTAGCACCATCAGTTAAATACTCATGCTCTAGTATAGCTGATGCCATAAAAGACTTACCACCCCCTCTTGAACCAAATAAAAATAGGTTATAAGAATAATTATCATACAGAGGAATACCTAATTTTTCTTTATGTGTAGAGTTTAAGTATTCTAATGGATCAATATATTCTTTTAATGTACCATCTTCTTTGTAACAATTATCAGTTAGTGTTTCTAATAAATGTAAAGGTATATCTGGATTGTTAGGATACTTTAATCTTTGTTCTTTTAAATATACAGTATAATTACAAGTATAATTATCATCATCTTTAAAACCACTAAAACCTCTAGCAATAAACCAAAGGTTCATAATGGTATAATTTATATCCCATAAATAAGGTCTACTCTTAATCCTTTGTTTTTTTACTGTAACCATCATAGTATGATAGTTAATAAAGTAATAAAGTTGTGGAGGAATATATCTATATCTTATTCCTTGACTAGTATTTTCTGTACCCCAATAGCCATAAACTAATCTATTTAATTCTTCTTTCCAGTATAATTCATAAGCTGTACTACTTGGGTGTAGTGTTGGATGTACTTTAATAAAATCTGAATTATCTTCTATTACAGGAAATAATAAATCTGTATTTATTTGCATTATTTTTTCATATTAGGTTCTTTAGGTTTAACATCATGTAAATCATATTTTAAGTTACTAATTTCTTTAGCAACATTCTTCTTATAATCTTTTAAAGAAATATGTTTATATGAATTAAAAACCATTAATACTTCTGCAAGTGTATTAAATGTTAATACTTTTTCTGAGGTATGATCTACTTCAATTATTTTATCTTCTGTATCAATTAGTATTATCATTGGTTTGTTCTGCAAGTAATTGAGGAGTTTCTTTTAATTGTTGTTCCTCTAAGTTTCTTTGATAAGTTTCTTGTTGTTCTTTATTATAAGTTTTCATTACACTAGACAGCCAAAAGTATTGTCCTTCTTTTAGTGCAAATCTTTCTCTTTGTTTTGGTGTATTATATTTGTTAGGTTTATTTACTGGATACATAATTTATTATTTTGTGTGTAAGTTTAATTTAATAATTTTTCTGCAAAAGATTCTTGTCTACCACCTCTAGCTCTTGTCTCTATATTCTCTGCTTGATACTCTTTATATATTTTACCAAAAGCTTCCCAGATAGGTTTAGACTCCTTCATCATTTTATCTAACATTTCAAAGGTTCTTTCATTATACTTTTGGCTTTCAATAAATTTATTTCTTTCCTCAATCTTATCTTGCCAAGACTTTAATTCTCTTTGTATCTTTGTCATAGCAGTTTTAGAATAAGCTGATATTAATTCATCTAATCTTGAAAAATCAAAGTCATCTTCTTTAATAAAATAAACTTTAATTTCTTCTCTTCTTTCATCATCTCTTAATCTTAACTTAGGACTATTAATATCACACAATAAAAAAATAGCCCACATATATTTAGATGTAAGTTTTTTATCTTTAATTGATTTATAAAAACTAGCATAAGGTTCTACAAATTTAAACTCTGGATTTACTTCCCAAAACTTATCTTTGTTTTCTTCATAATTAGTATTCTGTATCAAACAATAATCCATCTTCTCCGTATTTATAATTATATAAATTTTTTGTATTAACTTTTTCTCCTGTCTCTCTATCAATAAATTCTTTTACAATAACTTCTTCTGTATCATAAAAATTTCTTTTTATTTCATCACCAACTTTTATTTTTCTAGTAGCTACTAAGGAGTGCCCCACTACTTTAACATTAGGATCAAAAGAATGTTTAATATATTTTACAATAGGATCTAATACATGGTAATTTATATCTAATTGTATTGTGTATTGGGTAGGTATCTTAGACTCTTCACAACATATAAATAGTACAGTCTCACCAGTAAAGAATTCTTTATTTGAAAAAACTTCTTTAAACTTTTTGTTTTTTCTAATTTCTAAATTATTATTACTCATGTATTATTCTATCTTTAAAAATTTCTAATAAATCTTCATAATAAAGTATTACATCTTCTCCTCTTAGTAGTTTACTTTTTAATTTAGAACTAATGTTTATATTCTTTAGTTGTTCAATAAAGATATTATTTTTAGTTTTAATTTTAAAATCTTCTTTTGGATATATATGATTTTTATTTAAATCAAATGTAGTATCTATTCTAGGAAAATGAACTGAACATCTAATTGTTCTATCAATTAGTTTTATAGGTACTGTTGTATTTAATAATAATAAAAACCCTGAACTAGAACACTCTTGAATAGGATAAAGAATAACATCTTTATACTCTTCAATAACTAGTGACAGTATATAAACATAACTTACATATCCACCAGGAGTATCTATAAAAAAGTTAACAGGTGATTCATTATTATTAAAAAAAGAAATAGCATTATTTATTTCTTCCAATTCAAAGTTTCCTTCAAATATATAATTAAGATTTGGGGCATTGAAAACCTCTTCATTTGATTTAGCCATAAGACATTAAGTTAGTTGTAAAGAAATTGGCAATGTAATAGTTTCTGCATTACCAAATATATAAACATATTTTGTACCAGGAGATTTTAAATTAATAAAAAATTCTAGATCTACACTTTCTCCTGGGTTAATAATAGTACCTGTAGCAATTCCTGTAGGAGTAGTACAACCACAACTAGCTGTAATACTTCTACAAACAAAATCTATAGTACTATCATTAGTTACTTTAAATACACCTGATTGTGTTGTGTCTCTTCCTCCAGTCAAAGTATAACTGCTTGGAGAAAATATTAGTTTTGCTTGTGTGTCCATTATTATAATTTTATATTGTTATCAATTTTAAATTGTTCCCAAGTTTCTTTATTCATCATACTAGGAAAGCAAGGGTTTTCTTTTCTTTTACAACCATCTGTTCCATAATATAAATCAGGAGTTTCACATCCACATTCAAAACAACTTCCATTTAAAGTACAAGGTTTAGCAGCTTCAACTCTCCACATTACTTGTTCCTTCTCCCATTCAGGTAAAAAACCAGCCTCTCTAACTTGAGCAGAGAGGTAGTTCTTTACATTTTTTAAAGTTATCTTTGCAGGATTTTTAGCATTAGGATTTGCAAACATAGTTTTATTTTAGTTCTAGAATATCCCAGTTCTCATCAAACTCTGACATTCCTGTTTTAGAATCTTTTTCTTTCTCTTCTTGCTCCTTAGTTTCCATCAAAGGATTGTTCTCAAAGTATTTTTTAATACACTTCCAAGTACCTTTTTCTGTATTATAAATCTCTACAGAAAGCAACCAACCATTAGAAATCTTTTCTACTGTCTTGGTAATATCTTCTTTATCATTCTTTTTAGTAAGTGTAAAGATCTCACTCTCTGAGCTTTTAGACATTGAGTAAGAATGTTTTTCTACATTTTTATCTTGGTTCATTAAAAATTTCATTTTGTTTATATTTATTAAATTAAAAATTATGTTTTACTGTAACAATATCTTCTGGAATAAAGAAAGTTAATTCCAAAGGTTTCTCTGGCTCTTCTAGTTTATGACAATAGAAAGCAAATGGCATCATACCTTGTAGGTAAGAACCAAACACAGGTCTTGCTTCTTTATTAGGATCATTTCCTTCTGGATGTTTGTAACTAACAATTGGTCTGTCTACAAAGTTATCTGGTACAGAAATAATATCTCCTACACTAAAAGTAGAATTAGGTCCTACCTTTAATACTTTAAAAGCATTTTTAATCTCTGTAGCTTGTTTGTCTATACCTACTAGTTGAGATGCTAATTCACTTTTGTGAAAAAAACATTGAACTAATAAGTGTTTTTCTTTTTGTATTTCAAAATCAAATTCTGGAATACTTTTTTCTTTAAATTCTTTAATAGTCATTGTGTGTGTTTTTTGGGTTTATAATTTAATTGTTTTAATGTGTTTATAATAATCTTTACTCTTTCTTTATTTCTTTTTTTAAACGCAGCTCTTAGTTTATTTTTTAGTTTAAAAATACTTGGTACAAACTTACCAAATTTCTCCATATAAATTTCTCTTTCTGGAGTTAATAACATTTCTTTTCTTATAATAGATGTATAATCTTTATAAATTAACTCTACTTCTTTAGGATCAATACCTAATCTTTCTGCTACAGTATTATAAATATGTTCCATTTAATTATATTAAATAAAATATATAAATAAAAATTATGTAAATTAAAATAAAAATTATAATTTTATAAGTTTTATTTATAAATAATTTTAAATTATCCTTACTCTTATACAAAAAATGTATTAAGATAGATACATAAATAAAAATTAATACATTAATAAAACTTACTATCTTAATCATTATACTAATATTACATTTATACTATCATCTAAACTAATACATATAGTTAGATTTTTATAGTTAGTTAAGTCCTCATAGTCTTCTAAACCCATCTCTCTTTTTAAAGTTTGATAAGTTACATTATTCATAATTAAAAATTTTCTATACTTAGAATTATATTGTTTAATTAAATCTATAATACTCTTATTCATAATTTAATGTTATTTCTAGTTTAAAATCTTGACTGTTATATAATGTAATTAACCAATTAGGTATTTCATATTTCTCTATCTTAGCTTTAGAAAACTTATCACTTGAAATACTCATTTGTTTTGTAATAATATTATTCTTAATTAACCTATCATTAATATAAGCTCCTACATAAGAAGAATAAACTCCTATTTCTTTTGCAATAGCTACATGCATTTGGTTCATATTTTTAAAAGTTTTACCATCTAACTTTTGATCTTGCTCTAATATATAATACAATAACCAATATAAAACCTCATAAGTTTTATCTGATAGTAACAACCCTTTGGTTGCTAAAAGAATCCTTACCCTTTGGATAAAGCCATCCTTTTTATTATTTTTAAATTGTTGTTTTAGTATGTTCATGAATTTTTTATTTAAAATATTTTGGCAAAGGTAATATATTTTTTTATTAAATGTATATTTATTTTTAATTATCTAATACAACTAAATCTTTTTTTAACATCTCTTCTATTTCTTCTTTATTAAATTCACTACAATCTTGAGCTAACTCTAAAAACTTTTCTAAGTCATCTTTATGAATAGCAAACCTATTTAATTTAAATGTTTCATAGGGTAAACAAGATTCATCTAAAGTAAGTTCCTCAAGTAAAACTCCTTGTATATTCCCTTGAGTAGGATGTATAGTAATCCAAATAGCAGTATACTCTGCATCTTTAACTACCCATTTATCTTTAGGTATTTCTTTAGGTCTGTTAGTATCATCTATACATAATAGTCTACACATAACTTACTCTTTAATTTCTTTATTAATTAATTTATTAATCTCATGTCTAACATCATACCAAAGTTTTGCTTTGGTAGTAGTAATTAAATAATTAACTGCTACAATACTACAATTAGCAGCATAGAGTATCATATCTTTTTCATTGTGTAAATTACCAGTCAACAATGTTACATAATCTTCTAATAATTTTTTAGCTATTTGTTTAGGTGTCATTATAATTAGTTTAAAAATATTTTGCAAATATATAATATTTTTTTTCAATTAGTAATAAAAAAAAAATACCAGCAATTCTTTTTACAGAATATACTGGTACTTAAAAAAAAATATAATAAAAAATTAGCAGATATAGTTATAACCTTCTAACTAATAAGTTAGATAGTTACTCTTAAACATAGAAAGGTTACCCCGAATGAACAGGCTAACTTTAGTTTTAATAAGATTAGTTTCTTTGTTTCTATTGAGTAGTTGGTTTATAAATAACCATATATTGCTACTTAGGTTACTTACTATCCTGTATACATTAAAAGTAGAATTACTCTATTTAAACTTTTAACTTTCCTCTCCTTACCCTTCAGGTGATCTTGTTATCCTGGGAGGTCCTACCTTATTTAAAACTATCTAATGAAATCCTTACCAACCAACTTTTCAGTTCAAATCTCAGGGCATTAGAATTTGTCTCAGTGAAAAAACTTTTGCAAAGCTAAGTAAAAATTTTTAATTAGAACAAAATTATTTTAAAAAATTTTTGGAAGCCTTGTAAAACCTGAAAATTTTTTTTTAAAATTTTTTTACCCCCTACCCTAAAAAATTTTTTTGACACTAAGAGTTGGAGTACCCTCCCCAACCAAGCCCAGCCTAACTTCGGGATTTTGAAATACTCCCGTCATTTACTAACATTAAAAATTTTAAATTATGCAAACCAATTCCACGGTAAACCCAACAGACACTAGCACTTACATAGTATTAGATACTATTCCTATTGGTGCAAACACTTGTAAAATTATTTCAAGTGAAATTACTCGCTCTAAACAAGATAACTCTGAGGTTCAACGATTTGATCTAGAATTTGTTGGAGAGTATTCTCATGCAGGTATTCAAATATCTTGGAGAAAACTTGGCTCTGCTCTCAAAAAAGATGGCACACCCTTTACAGTAAAGCCTTTGACGACTCTGGATAATTGTGAAGTTGTAGTTTCTAAAAGAGCAGATGATAACACAAAAAATGGACCTAGATATTTCACAGTGAAAGGTCTACTTAAAGATTTTGATGTTGAAAAACAAGAAGCTGCTGAAAGAGCAAATGCTGTGTGGCAATAGTAATATGGGGGCTTTGCCCCCTTATATTACTTTTTAAAATTAATAATTGTAAATATTCAATTATTTAGTTATTTTTATTTAAAAAATTATAAAAAATTTAACATTATCTTAACATTGGAAGTGTCAAAATTTTCCTAATTTTTAATTTATTGTTTTAATTCAAAAATAAATTATTTATTTTCTAAATTAATAAATTAATAATTTATTTTTTTAAACTAACAAAAAATTAAATAAATTTAAGGTCATTAACTTTTGAATCTAATTCAAAACCTTAAACTAATTTAATAGGATAAACTTTATTATGGTCATTAACTTTTGATTTATTCAAAACCATAAGCATTATCCCAAGTTTGGTATCTATAATACCCTTTTTTTGTTAGTAATAGTGGGTGGTAAGTGGGGTAAGAAGGCTGGAGAGCACCTCATTTACCATTTAACTATTTTTAATTTTACCCAAAAGTTACATAATATAGCAAAATAAAAAAAACTTAACTCTTTCCAAGATGTTAAGGACACCAGTTTCTATAAATAATTATAGTTTTAGGTGTAAAACACAAATTAAACAGGACTTATTTATTGGACTTCATACAATAAAAGCTTTTTGGTGAGGAAAAACCATACTTTTTTTTAACCTTAAACTATTTACTATGATTAAATTTTTACAAATTAACAAAGTTTTCTTAATTTCAATGTTACTTGCATTTCTTTACACACTCTTTATTAAATTTATTTTAACACAAAATATAGAGAGTAGATATAAAGAATGTATGTCTAAATGTAATCCATATTATGGCAGTAAAGAATCAATACAAATTAAAGATTACATTATCTATGGTAAATAAAAATTAAAAGCTTTTTGCCCCATTTTGGCTTAACTATAAATGGGTTTTTTTTAACTATTAAAATTAAAATTATGTTAGTGATATTTGAACTAATAAGACATTACAAAAGCAATAAAAAAGACTTTATTTTATCTTGGCTATTTATCATACTATTATTTATATTTTTATATTTTGGTATGTTATTAGCTTCATTTTTAGAAAACTAAATTAAATCAATTATGAATAATCATGCTTACAATACAGATCAAGGAATAAAAGATTACTTAAAATTCCTTCAAGAAGTTAAATATGTTTATTTACATAAACCTATAACTTTAACTATTTCATCAAAAATAAATTTTTAATTTATGAAACAACAAGAAACACTTGAAGAAGCTGCTGAAAAATTCAGGAGTGAAAATCCAGGTACAATGGGAGGAGGAAACAATACTAAAATACTTAATGCTTTTATAGCAGGTGCTAAATGGCAACAAGAACAAGACAAGAAAATGTATAATGAAATGCAAGTCTATCAAATAATAGAATTAATTAGACTAACTGGAGAAAGTCCTGAATTTATTATGGAACAATTGAATAAACCAATTCATAAAAATCAAAATTTAAAAACAAATAATATATGAAAAAATTATTATTAGCATTAGCATTAATTACATTATTAACTTCTTGTTGTGATGAAGATGAAACAACAAGTAATCCTCAATTTATTTATAAAATTAATGGTAAAAAGTATAAGTTTATAAAAATAGCGCCAAATGAATATGATAGAGATGTTTGGATTTTTATTCCATTAGATACTAATACACAAACTCCTGAAGTGATTGTAACAAAGCAGCCTTATGGTAAATCTACTTATAATCAATCAACAATTATTTTAAAATAATATATTCTTTGCATAGTTAAAACAAATAAATATGAGACTTCAATTAACAAGTTACAAAACAACTTATACAGTAGAAACAGAGCATGATGATTTAGATATTAATGAATATTTAGACATAATGAAAGGTTTACTTATTCAAGCTACATTTACAGAGTCTACTGTTAATCAAGGTATTATTGATTTAGCAAATGAATTAAAAGAAAATGGAGTATGGAATAAATTAAAAAATAATTAAGATTTAACAACATTAAAAACAAACAAATTATGAAAAATGCATTAGGAAAAAACGAAAACTTAAAACTTTTTAACGAACAAGGTAAAATGGTTTATAGTTATTCCAAAGGTTTAAGGGGTGTATGGTATGAGTGTACTTATGATGAGAATGGTTATGTATTAACCTGTAAAAACTCATATGGTTATTGGGAAGAATATACTTATGATAAAAAAGGCAATATACTAACCTATAAAGATTCAAGCGGTAATTGGAAAGAATATACTTATGATGAAAAAGGCAATGAGTTAACTTACAAAAATTCAAATGGTACAGAAAGAGGGTTTAATATTCCTGAATATACTATGAAAGAACTTGTAGAAAAAATAAGAAATTTTAAATTAGTTAAAAAAAATATGGTATAGAAGAAAATAAATAAATAATTCTATGCTGATGGCTTGGTTTTAACCATTGTTTTCCTCAGTTAATATCCTGCTTTAATAAACTTGGTGACAGCTTGGAAAGACAAGCAATATAGTCAGGTGGCGGAATGGTAGACGCTATACGTAGATAACAACCGATAATCAATAGGTCGTGTTATCATACAGGTTCGAATCCTGTCCTGACTACAAAAATTAAATAATTATGAATAAAGAAGAAAAACAACAGCATTTGATAGTTTTGGGAATATTATTAATTCCTTTATTAGTTTTACTTTGTTGTCTATTAAAATAAAATAGTCAGGCGGCGGAATGGTAGACGCTATATAAGAGACAGAGGTCTGGTATCTCTTGGGAAAAAGCAAGTACCCTTATATAATATTGATAGCTAGAATAATACAGGTTCGAATCCTGTCCTGACTACGAGCTAGACACATAATAGTAATTGCACTAGTGCATTAAGAAGTAATTGAGTTATTGCATAAGTATGGGAATCTCAACCCTTTGTAATAATCTTAATAGCTTAATTGGAGTTCTATTACTGTAACTATAGCTAAAAATAGCTTGAGAAACTATGAGTAAGCTATAGACAGTTTAAATTAATTATTAATTAATAAAAATAAATAAATATGAGTAGTATAGAAAATAATTTTGTACCATATCAAATAGCTCTTGATATGAAGTTAATTGGATTTGATGAACCTTGTTTTGCATTTTACGATAGATTTGAAAATAATAAATTGATTTTTACTATTGAAGGGAGAAATGAAATTGGAACTATTGTAACTAATAAAAATTTTGTTATTTCTCCACTCTACCAACAAGCATTTAGATGGTTTAGAAAGAAGTATAATATATCCTACAGTATTGATTGGATAAGTAGAAGTTCAGAATTTTATAATGGATATTATGTTCATTTTAGAGGGATTAATGGTAATAAAATTAATCAAGAAAATTTTATAGTGTTGAATGATGAATTACCACCTATAGGGTATCAAGTTTATAAATCCTATGAAGAAGCAGAATTTGAATGTCTTAAAAAATTAATTGAAATTGTAAAAAATAAAAAATAAAGTTATGTATACTTTTAATCATGAAAAATTAGAATGGGAATTAGATATAGTAAAGCAAGAAAAATATAATTTATTTTTTAGAGCTACTATAGGATCTATTATATTAATTATTATATTAATAACCCATTACAAATTAGATGCTCAACAACAAGATAATATCATTGACTCACAACTAAAAGAAATCTCTACGTTAAAAACTAATGTTTTTTATTTAGAAACTAAATCTCAAAATAGTGCTACTGAATACTCAGACTTTAGAAAATCTTTACCTATCACACTAACTCAAGATCAAGAAAAAAGATTACATTATTTATATTTTAAATATAAACATGTAATTGAATTACATCATGTTCCTGCTAACTTAGTATGGTATATTGCATTTAAAGAATCAAACTTTAAAACTACAGTACAAAATAATAACTCTTCTGCAAAAGGTATGTTTCAATTTATAGATTTAACCTGGAATAATATGTGTAAAAGAGGTGGACTAAATACTTCTGGTAGAAACCACGAAGATAAACAAGTCAAAGTAATGTGTATTTATTTAGATTATTTATTTGATAAATACCATGACTGGAAAAAAGTCCATGAAGAATATTGTGGAGGAGTTATTAATTACACATTACCTTATTATAAATAATTTTAACTTAAACCATTTAACTATGTATGTTATTGAAGAAATAGGTAAAGATTTGTTTACCTTAACAGAAAAAGAAACTTTGACTGGTGAAGAATGGATAGTATTTAGTACAGGAGTTATACAAAATCCTGGTGGTAAAATTAACTATTTATTTTCCTCTAGTAAAGAATCTAAAATTTATGCAAAAGTATTATATGATGCTTTAACATCTATGGTAAAACCTAAAGACAAATGTATTTTATTGTTTAACACAATCCATAAAAAACATTTTGTTTGTTTATCAGAAAACTAATTATTAAAAATTATTACTAACAATTAAAATTAATTAACATGAATTACTTTTCAAAAAAATTAAACAAAGACATTACCCCAAAAGAAATACTAAGTTATGCTGATACTCGTAAAATTAACTATGTAAAAGCTAGATGTGAATTACAAATTACAGAAATACCAACACCTGCACCTAAAAAACATTTTAGAAATATTTCTAATAATGATATAAAATTTTTAGCAGTTTATGGAATAGTTAATCTAGGTTTAAAACTATAATTATGTATTTTTTAGTAGAACTATACTTTAATGCAAATAAATTAAATATTATAGAGATTAAATCTGATGCTGAATTATTAAAATATGAAAACAATAATGCTCATATTTTAATTTTATCAAATCAAACTCCACCTAAATTATTTGATACATTTATTTTAACAAAAAAATTAAGTCAAGCTTATTCTTTAGTTAAACTATTAGAACTTAATTTAGAGTTTGAAGAGATGCCTTTAAGTGTATTATTTAATCAATTAAAATTTGTTCACAGATCATTAATTTTAAAAGTTATAGAAAATGAAAACAATTGACAAATGTCCTGAGGGAGGTGAAGGAGAAGTAATCTCTTCAATACTATTTAATACTATTTCAAGATGTACTTGTGTAGAATGTCCTGCAGCTAGTAAGTGTAAAAGACTAATAGCTTATTTACTAGAAAAAGATGCACCACTTCAAGATACATTATATGTACCTTTTTGTGGAAATTTAACAAGTACTCCAGAACAAGATTGTAATTATTTTATTTCTAATGAAAAGTAAAATACAATCTGAAGCAATTAAAGCTCATATTGAGCATAACTGTAAATCTATTATTGGATTATCAGTAGGTATGGGCAAAACCAAAATAGCAATAGATAGAATTTTTAGTTTGAGGGAGTTAAATCCCTCAGCTAAAATTTTATTTACAGGTGCTAGAGAAGTTTATTCAAGAAACTTCAGGTCAGAATTAAATAAATGGAATTGTAGTGATAATAATATTGATATGATTTGTAATAAATCATTACATAATTATATTAAACATTATGATTTAGTTATTTATGATGAAGCTCATAAGGAGACAGACAGAGTGTATACTGAGTTATTAAAACTAATAAAAATTAATCCAAAAATAGAAATTATTGGTTTAACAGGAACACCTCTTTCTAATCATCCTATTTACAGTATTTTACCCATCTCTTATAAATATTTAATGCAAGATGCTATTGAAGAAAAAATGTTAAATAATTTTGAAATGTATATTTTAAAATATAATTTACCAGATGATGAAAAAGCATTATATGATTATTATTATAAAAGATATTTTAATGCTCCAATGGTAAAACATTATTGCCCAGAATTAAATAGATTAAAAATATTTTTAAATAATTTATCTAGTAAAGTTGATATAACTAATAATCTAATAAATAAAAATTTAAAAGATCATAAAATATTAATTTATGCAGGTTCTATTGAACAAAGTAAATTATTTGATTTACCTGTATTTAACTCTTCTTTAACTAAAGATAAAAAAGATTTAATCTATGATAATTTTTATAATTCAATTGATGGTAAGTTAGTTAATGTTGGTATTTTAAAAGAATCTGTTAGTATTCCAAATTTAAAATGTGGATTTGTTTTAGGTATTGATAGTTCAACATCTTCAAAACATCAATTAATAGGTAGATTTTTAAGATTAACTATAAATGATTTATCAAAAATTTATTTTATTGTAGCAAAAGATACAATAGAAGAAAAATGGGTATTAAATGGCATGGAGAATTTTAAACAAATAAAGATTATAAATTTATAATTATGAAAAAACAAGTCAAAATTTTAAAAATACCTAAAAGTAAATTTTTGGTAGCAATATATGACAATTTAAATAAAACACCATTAAACTTTTTATTTTCTACTTCTAAATTTATTGATACTATAGAAATTGATGAAAATTTTGAACACTATAATGTATATCAAGAATTATTTAGTAACAATATAATAGTTAAAAAAGAAATTAATAAAGAAGCTAAGTTTAATTTAAAGTTAAATTTATATATTATAGATAAATCTATAATGTCTTTTTTAATATCTTATTATGGTATGAATTGTTTTTATGTTCATTCAAAAAGTGATATACATCAGTTACAAACTAAGTATGGTAAAGCTTTTATATTTTTAAATAAATAAATAAATTAATATGGTAAATGTTACAGATTTAAGAAAATCTTATAATAGACATATAAAAAGTGAATATTCTTATTCTTTATTTTCTAAATTTATTAAAGGAACTTGTTTAATGTCTTCAAAAAGTAAAAATTATTTTGTTTTTACAACATCTTTATATAATGCTAACTTAATTTATATTAAAAATAATGAGTTTTTAACTAATTATATAAATTTTGTACAAAAAGCTACCAATACTATTATTGAATATAAGATAATAAAAAATGAAATAACTTTTGTTATTAAAATTGATAAATTAAAAGAACCTTCATCTTCTTCTAGTGTATATAGAGCTATGGTATTAGTTAGATTATTAATAATTAAATACTATTATATATTTCCAATAGCTATTATGGAATTACAAAAATATACAGATAGTATAGAAGAAATTTTATATTTAGCACCTTTTACATTTCCTCATGTTGCATATTATGGTATACATAATGGATTTAAAAGTTCAGTATATGATGATAAATTTACTGTAGGAGATCCTAAAATAATTATTAAATTCATAAGACCATTAATTACTGACAATAGATTTGTTTTTAATGATTATTTTTATCCTCATGAAGATTATAATGTTTATGTTGAAAATTTAGAAATAAAAGAAAAAATATTTACTTTATTTAAAAGTGGATTATTTAAAGAAGGTTATGAATGTTATGTTAAATTAAAAAAAGAAAATGAATTATGATTTTAGGAACAGATATAGAAATTTTTGTTACAAGAAATAACAAAGCAATTAATGCTTGTGGTATTGTAGAAGGTACTAAAACTTTTCCTTACCAATGGAAAGAAGGAGGATTTTTAACTTCTTTAGACTGTATTATGATGGAATATAATACTCCAATTACAGACAATAAAAAAGTATTTAAAAAACAAATCTTGGAAAGTCAAGATTATTTAAAATCTTTATTAGAAAGTGATTTACAATTATCTCCATTTCCTTTTTATGAAGTAGATGAAGAAGAATTATATACTGTAGAAAGTATTACATTTGGTTGTGAACCAGATTTAAATGCTTATACAGGTAAATATAATGTAGTAAAAGTTAATCCTATGAAGTTTAAAGGTAGGTCTGCAGGATTTCATCTTCATATAGATGTAAAACATAATCTTCAAAAAGATTTAGTTAAATTACTAGATTTTACTTTAGCTATTCCAAGTTTATTACTAGAGCCTGATAATGATCGTAAAAAATTATATGGTAATGCAGGTTCTTATAGAGATAATAATAAATGGGTAGAATATAGAGTATTAAGTTCTTGGTTTCAACAAGAAAGATATTTAGATTTTGTTTGGAATAATTCAGAACTAGCTTTAAATTTATTAGAATCTAACTTTAAAGATCATGAAAAATATAATATTAAAAATATTATAAAAAATAATGATAAAAGTAAAGCAGAATTATTAATTAAAAAATATAATTTATTATGACCATAAAGAGAACACCTTGTTGTGCATTATTATTTTTACAAGCTAAAAATTATGATAACGTTGATATAATGTATAAAAAACTTTTAAAAAAATATAATCAACTAGATCAAATTAATTGGCATGGTTATGGAAGAGGTGAAACTACTATTCAATGTATAGTCAAAAAAGAAGAAATTACTTTAAGAAGAAATCTTAAAAAACTAGGTTTTAGAAAAACACTAGAATTTAATAGAAGAGAAGTTTCTAACATAGATGGCAAAAAACAAACATTAGATATGTATGTTTTAAAATTACATAACTTAAAAAATCCTAAAAAAATATGATACTAGTAGGTAAAGATGGTAGACCTTCAATGAAAGCTGTCTATCAACACATGAAATTTAATTGTGAATTAAGAATCAGAAGAAAAATTAAAAATAAAGAATGGTTTAGATCATTTAATTATAATGTTTCTGATTATTTTATTAAAAAATCTATTAATGCTCCTTTTAATGAAAATGTAATTATTAGATGGGGTAATAGAATACCTTTACCAGTTAATAATAATAGTATTGTTTATAATAATATTAAAGCTCTAGAAAAAATTAATAACAAAGGATTAACTAGACAAATATTAAAAAATAATAATATATTAACTCCCTATTATACCTATGAAAAAATTTCTGAAGATTCTAATTTAGAATATCCTATAATTTGTAGACCTTTGCAACACGCAAAAGGTAGAAATTTTATTGTACTAAATAATAGTAATGAATTAAATCATTTTTTAGATTTAAATGAAATGACTAATTTTTATTTTGCACCTTATTTAGAAAAAGATGCAGAGTTTAGAGTACATTGTGGTTTAGGTAAAGTAATTTCTGTATTAGAAAAACCAAAGCCTAGTAATCCTAGTCAAAAAGCTTGGAATAGATCTTTAAATGGAGATCCATTTATTTATATTCCTTGGTCTGAATATAATTATGATATGTGTATAACAGCTTTAAAAGCAATGGAAGCAGTTGGAGCTGATTTTGGTGCAGTAGATATTATTAGATTTGAAGATAAATATTATGTATTAGAAATTAATTCTAGTCCAACTTTAATATCTAATGATTATACTGTTCAAAGATATGCTAAACTATTTGATTATATTCATAGACATACTAAAACAAGTAAGTTAGAACATTGGGATTTTAAAAAATTTAAAAATTCTAAATCATTAGCTTGGAAAAACTTTCAATTAGATTCAGACATTAATATAATTAATCAAAATGATAGAGATAATTAAAAGATTAACAGAATTATTATTATGGTCTGATAGGCTAGGTTCTTTTGAAATACATGAAATAAAAGAAATTATTAAAGATTTAAAAACATTAAGTGAAGATGATAAAAAATAATATTTTAATTGCAAGCTATGGCACTTTACGTAAAGGTTATGGTAATTCTAGACTTGTAGATATTCCTGGTCAGACTAAATGGTTAGGTACAGGTAAAACTGTAGATAAATATCAAATGAGAGCTAGTGGTATTCCTTTTGTTAATAAAACTCCAGATACACAAATTGTTGTAGATGTTTGGGAAATTAACAGAGACTTACATTTGCCATCAGTAGATAGACTAGAAGGACATCCTGAATGGTATTGTAGAGAAGAAATTAATGTTGAATTAAAGGGTCAAGTAATAAAAGCTTGGCTTTATTTTATGGAAAACTCAGGTTCTACAATTATTACATCTGGTGATTATAATGATTATAGACCTATTACTAACAACTAAATAAAAAATATATGTGTGGAATAACTGCATTTATAGGCAATAACTATAAAAATCCAAATATATTAAAGTTAAAGTTAGCAAGTATTGCAAATGATTCTAGAGGAGGACATGGGGTTGGCATTTGGGCTAACCCTGCCCCAAGTAATTATTCTTATAAAGATGCTACTAAAGCTAATTTTTCAGAATTGTATACAAACCTTCACTTTACTAAAAAAACAACTAAAGCTACTTGTGTAATTAGCCATACTAGATATGCTACTAAAGGAAGTAAAACAGATGAAAATTTGCATCCTTTTATTATTGATGATAACTTTGTATTTTGTCATAATGGTACTATTTATAATATAGAAGATTTAGTTAAAAAATATCCTATAGATATTGATACAAATGATAAAGTAGATTCTTTTTTATTAGCTAATATTATTTATAAATATGGTTATGATGTTTTAAAAGAATATAGAGGTAAAGCAACTTTAGTATGGACTGATAATGGAGGTCAAACTCTTAAAGTATTTAAAGGTGAATCTAAAACTAATAATAACATTTTAACTGAAGAAAGACCTTTATTTGGTGTTTATCTTAATGAAGGTTTATATTTATCTTCTGTTAAAAAAGGTTTAAATTTTATTTGTACTTCAGAAGAAAATAAAAATATATTTGATATTAATACTAATTGTATTTTTGAATTTAAAAATAATAAAGTTATAAGTACTGTTGAAATAGATAGAACTGAATGTTTTCAAGATGAAGTTTTTGTTAGTAAATCTTCTTTTTATACACATAGTAATTATAATTTATTTTCTAATACTACAAATAGTTTTGATGAACATCAATCTGATAAATTTAAAATTTTATTTGAAAAAGGTTTATTTAAAACTAAATCTAAAAATAAATTATTACATGGTGTATATAGATCTAATAAAGATAATACTATATTTAATTTAATAAATAAACCATTAGATAGTATATTAGATGAAGAATATATTTATGTTTTTAATAAAGGTATTTGGGTAAATTTAGAATTAATAAGAGCAAAAATTTTAAGTAAAAATCTTGAATTTAATATTAATAATATTTTAAGTTATGAAGTTCCAAACCATGATTTGGAAAGTATTAGTATGGTTCCTATAAAATATAATAGCACTTGGTATAAACCTATTAATAAAAAAAGTAATGTTTATTTTCCATTACCTAAAATATTTATTAACAAACATTTGTTTTTTGAAAGTTTTAATATTGTAAAAATAGAAGAAATAGATAGTAATAGAAATAATATGTTATTATCTATTCCTAGTAAATCTAGTTTAGAAATTGATACAGATTTCTTAGATGAAAAAGAAGTAATAGAAAAATTTTATTGTGAACAATATTTCTTTAGTTATCATTTATTAAAATTTATTTTACAACCTAATCTTTCTAAACAAACTATATTAAACTTTATAGAACAAAATCCTTTATATAAACTAGAAATGTTTGATCTAATGATAGATACTTCATCTGTTGTTGCTAACTCTAAATTTACAGAATTTTCTACTGTATTATTTAATGTTTATTGGAATGATATGGTTAAAGAATATGGTTCTTTTTGTGAAGCTATTAATAATCATGTATTAGAATTTTATATTGCTCACAATGAACCTGTTGAAGATGAAGATGAAGACGAATTTTCAAGTTATAATTTTAATGAACAAGAATATTTAAGAGGTTATTAAAAATAAAATTATGAAAACTTATAAAAAAGTTATTGACATTCTTGGTAACGAAGTACCTAGAAAAGAATGTATTATTTATAGAAAAAATTATTATCATATAAATCATCCTGATGTATATTTTATAGAAGATTTAAATAAACATTATCATTTTAGTAAATTAATTAGAGATAATAGTTTTGATTTTGGTGTAATTTCTTATGATAAAAATAATAAAACATTTACACTAGGATTCTTTCTTAAAGATCCTACTAAGATGGAACAAATTTATTTTAAATGTACCAAAGATCTTGTTTTTATTAATAAGGGTAAAATTTTTCAATATGATACAGCTATAGTTTATATAAAAGATGTTAAAGAAATTTTATATGATTCAGATTTTATTTTTAATAAAGCTAATTCTAAATTTTATTATATTGGAAATATTACAGATCAAGAAAGTTTTATTGAACAAATAAAAGAAGAAACTTCATCTTCTATTGCAACTCATAGAGCTTATAATATAGAAGATAATTCAGATTATCAAGAATCTGTTCTTTTATATAATAAATCTAATATTGAAATAGAAAAAACTACTTATAAATATAAAAAATATTTAAAAAATTATACTTTTGGTATAGAGTTAGAAACTTCTGAAGGTTCTGTATATCGTCATAGTTTAAAAAAATATGGATTTTCTATTTGTAGAGATGGTTCTATTGATAATGCAGAGTATGTTTCTGTACCTATGTCAGGATTAAAAGGTATTGAGAGTATTAAAAAATTTATGAATTTAAATGCTAATAATGTTAATACTGATATAAACTGTAGTTTGCATGTTCATATTGGTAATATTAGAAATGATAAAGTTTTTATCAATGCATTGTATAATTTTTTATATTATTTTCAACATGATTATTTTAGTTATTTTCCTTATTATAAAAAAGAAAATGTATTAAATAAAAGAAAACATTATACTAAACCTTTACCTCCTTTATGTAAAAATATATCATTTAATAAGATAGATAAAAAAGAATTTGAATATCTTGTTAATTATAATAACAAAAATATATTTTTATTTTTAACAGATGGAATTGCTTCTTGTAAAAACTTTAACAAAAAGAATAAGAAACATCCTTTAAAAAATAAATGGGATAGAGTAAACAGGTATTATGTATTTAATTTTATGAATTTATTATTTTCTAGTAGAAATACTATAGAATTTAGAATTCATGAAAATACTTTTAACTCTAACAGAGTTATTAATCAAATTTTACTTTCTATTGCTATCTTTGAGTTTGTGCAAGATCACATAAAAGAATGCTTAGAAGGACATGTATTTACTGTTATGGATGTAATTAATTATTATTTTAAAGATGAAGTTAAAAAAGAATTAATTTATTATTATAATAATAGAAAAAATTTGTTTTTTACAGATAAATTGAGTACTTTTGCATCTTATACAAATAATCATTATGCAAACACCTAATAAAGAAACACTAAGATTAAGTTACAGTTCCTTGAGTAGATTATTAAAAGAAGGTAAAGATTCTTTTTTAAACCCAGTTTATAAAAAATCTTCTTTTTTGGAAAAAGGAACTGTAATTGATAAAGTAGTATTTAATGAAGAGTTTACGGAAGAAATATTAGATATTGAGCTTCCTAAACCACAAATAAAATTTATTATAGAATTTATTATTAACAATCAAAAAGAATTTAATTTAGAATCAGTTGAAGAAGCTGCTACTTCATTAAATGTAAAATCTAAGAATTATGAAAAAATATTAAATACTGTATTAAGTTATCCAGATTATATTAGCTATTTTAAAGATCCTAAAAATAAAATATTAAAAGATAATTTTGATTTAGGAAAAGAAATAGGTACTTACTTAAAGAAAGATGAAAAAGTTAATTTTTTATTTTCTGAAGGTGAAGCACAATTTAAATGGGAATTTAAATATAGAGATTTTAATTTTTTAGTTAAATTAGATTATTTAAAAATTGATAAAGCAAATAAAGAAATAATTGTAACAGATTTAAAATCTAGCAGTTATCCTCCACAATTTCCTGAGTCAGTTAAAAAATATTATTATCATTTACAAGGTAAGTTATATTTAATGGGAATAGAAGATTTTATGGAAAAGAATGGTTATGGTGATTATACTTTACGCCCATTTCATTGGGTAGTTTGTAACTCTGTAAAAATAGATGAACCACTAATATATCCTCTATCATATAAAGATGAAATTCAAGGTAAAGTATTAATAGACGATGCATTAGATTTAATTGAAAAATACATTAAAAATGATTGGAATGACCTTGAAGAATCCACATCAGACATATTTTTTTAAAGAATTAGAAGATTTAAAGATAACTCAAACTTCTTTGTTTTTGTTAAATCATATAAATATTTTTAAAAATATTTCTAACAATTTATCCACTTTAACATACTTGCATAATGAAAATTTAATTAATTCTTATTTATTTAATAAAGAAGTTGAATATAATTATGCAAGTGATGTTATTTATTTAGTATTTAAAAAAGATGTTAAGTATTTACCTAATGTTAATTTTAATAAGAACAATGTAACTATATTAGAAGTATTAGAAGAAATACCACAAACATTAGATTATTATGAAAATGATTTACATCATGTATTTGCAATAAAACCAGATAATGAAATATTTAATATTCATGTAAATTTATTATTAAAAGGATTGTATAAAAGTATGAAACCTTTACATTCTTCTGATATAGTAAGTAATTTTATAAATAATTTAATTAAAAAAGAAGGTTTATATAAAATAATTCAATCTGAATTACATATTAAAAATATTCCTCATCCATTTTTAAAATTATCTATAGATAAAGAAACTTATGATCCTGAAAATTTTAATCCTATTACTTTTAAAGATTTTCAACTATTAAAAAAATATACATAATGAATTATATTATAACCAAAAATAAAGATTTTTTTACAAAAATTGGTAATTATAATTATTGTTCATTAGAAGATATGGTTTTACCTGATATAATAGCTATGGATACAGAAACTACAGGTTTAGATCCAAAAATAGATGAAATATTTTCTATTCAAATAGGTACTGGATTTAATAATTATCTTATAGATTTACAAATTTATAAAGAAAATAAATCTATTTATTTATCAGAAGTAATTCCTTTTATAAAAGATAAAACTTTAGTATTTCATAATGCTGCATTTGATTTATCTTTCTTTTTTGTTAAAAATTACTTTTTAAAAAAAGTAAAAGATACTATGTTAGCTTCTATGATTTATTATAATGGAAATTCTTTTATAAGACATTCATTTAAAGAATGTATGTTAAGAGAATTAAATATTAATTATGATAAAACAGAACAAGCTAACATTTATAATGTTAAATTAAGTAAATCATCTGTTATTGAATATTGTTTTAATGATGTAGATAAATTACTTGAATTACATTCAGTTTATGTAAAAAAATTAGAAGAATACAAAGCTATAGAAAGTTATAATTTACATTGTCAACATATAAGAGCATTAACTTATATGGAACTATGTGGGTTACCTATATCTGTAGAAAAATGGAAAAATAAAATGGATAATGATTATAAAAAATATAAAGAATGTGAACAATTAGTTACAGATTATATTTTTAATTATTTACCTAAATATAGAAATTTGCAATTAAATTTGTTTTCTACTGAAAATAAAATTACTTGTTTATTATCTTCTCCTCAACAAATGATACCAGTGTTTAAAGACTTTGGTATTAATGTTGAAATTAATGAAAAAAATGTTATTAAAGAAAGTTTAGAAAAATCTGTTATTTCTAAAAGTAAACATCCATTTGTAAAACTTTGGTTAAACTTTAAAGAAACAGAACATAATGTAACTACTTTTGGAGATAGTATTTATTCTAAAATTCAAAATAATAGAATATATACTAGATTTAAACCTATATTAGATACTGCTAGAATTGCATCAAGAAAAGGTGAAATAAACTTTTTAAATTTTCCAGCTAATTCAGAAACAAGAGATTGTTTTACTGCTAATCCAGGATTTAAAATGATTTGTTGTGATTATGAAGGTCAAGAAAATGTTGTTGGTGCAGATTTAACAGGAGATATAGCATTAATTAAATCTATTACAGATGGATTAGATCTTCATTGTGCTTTTGCTAAATTATTATATCCAGAAATTAAAGATTTACCTGATGATATAATTAAAAAAGAACACAAAAATAAAAGAAACTCTGCCAAAGCACCTAGGTTTGCTTTTACTTATGGTGGTACAGGTTATACTGTAGCTATGAATGAAGGTATACCACTTGAAGAAGGTATGAGATTAGAAAATTTATTTAAAGAATTACATTCTGGAGTTTATGAATATGGTAATAAAAAATTAAAAGAATCTATTGAATTAGGATATATTGAATATGCTCTTGGTTTTAAATTAAGATTACCTAAATTTGATAGATTTACTAAATTACATAATTATATTTCTAAACTTGATAATGACTTTTGGACCATTTATAGAGAAGGTAAACAAGAGTATAAAAATAATAAAGAAGCTAAATTAAAAAATGAAGAATATGTTATTCAAAATACTACAGCATATAATTTATTTTTAAATAATAAACATGAAATAAGTGAATATTTTAGTTTAAAATCTCAATATTTTAGACTTTGTTTAAATGCTCCTACTCAAGGTACATCAGCACATCAAACTAAATTTGCTACTATATTAATTTTTAATTATATAGAAGAACATAATCACTATTGGAAAGCTAGAATTGCTAATGTAATTCATGATGAAATATTGTTAGAAGTAGAAGATTCTTTAGTAGAAACTTATAAACATGTTGTACAAGATAGTATGAGAAAAGGAGGTAATTTTTTCTTAAAAAATCCTATTTTAAAAATGAATGCAGATGCCAATATAGGAAACTCTTGGTATGAAGCAAAATAAATTATGTAAAAAATATTTCTTAATTAAAACATATAAAATATGATTAAATAATGAGTAATAAATATAGAAGAAAAGGTCACCTATTAGAGCAATTAACTGTAAAAGACCTTAGAGATGTATTTCCTAAAACTAAAACTTCAAGAAATGCTTCTCATTTATTAGATAGTTGTAAAATTGATTTGGCTTTTTTGCCACTTAATATACAATGTAAAATGGGTTATATAAATAATAGACCCAAGTGGGATGTATTAAGAGATGAAAGTAAACAACTTTTAGAACAACATTATCCCAAAAATGATCCAATTCATAAACATCCTTATATTTTAAGACATAAGATGGGTAGAGTAGATATTGCTTCTATGGATTGGAAATTCTTTTTAGAAATTTATAAATATTATGTTAAAAATAATCCAGAACAATTCTCAGGTTATCAATAAATTATCTGAGATTGAAATTAATAATTCTAAAATATTAACTGAATTAATAATTATAGATAAAAAAAATAATAATGAAAATGTAAATTTAATACTAAATAATCATGAAATTTTTGTATCTTTGTACAATGATTATTTAGAACAACAGCAATACCAACAAATTTTTAATGAATTAAATAATTATCATGGCAAAAACAATTAATGAGATTTTATTATTTATGTCAAATAATAATTTAAATTATAAAGATGAAGAATTAGTATCAAATTTTACAATATTTTTTAATGATGATTATATGCCATTATCTAGTATTAAAAATGAAATAACAAAATTCTTAAAAAAAGATACTGACAATTTTCATAGTGAATCTAATAGATTAGTAGTTTTGGATTCTTCAAATATTTCATTAAATAAAATTTTAGAAGAACTATCTTATCAGATGTCTATAGATACAAAAGAGGAAGAAGAATATTTTTTTCCAGGTATATTTCCTACTAATGAAGAAGAAGAAAATAATGGTTTCTTTTAATTTTATAATTTAAAAATTATAATTATTAAATAAAAATTGATTAAATATTAAATGATTACAGTTGAGGAAATAGGAAAATTATTAATCAATTATCCTAAATGTAAATTTCCTAATCCATTATTAAGAAATGGGTTAATTAGATTTATAGATGGGAATGAGTCTAACACAGAGTTATCTAACTTTGAATTAACAAATTTAGGTAGCTCTGTACTTAATGGTACAAAATATGTAACTAATGTTACAGATGATTTTGTAGAAAATTATTATGAAAAATTTACTCAAAATATTTTAGGTATTAGTAAAATATCTTTTAGTCCAAAATCTTTAATTAAGAAAAAACTAGAAGTATTTATTAATAAATATAAAACATCTTCTGAGGAAATTTTAAAAGCAGTAGATTTTTATCATGAAAACTGTAGAAATAATGGTAATTTAGTCTTCTCCCTAGATGCCCAATATTTTATAGAAAAAAATGGTGGAAGTTTATTGTTAGATAATATTTTAGAAATGCGTAAAGGAGTTTTTATTAAAAACGATAAATTAGTATTCTAATGGAAGTATTAAATGTAATTAAACAAAACAAACAACAACTAATAGATGGATATATTAATTGTATACCTAATCCATTTAATGGTATGAAAAAATACTTTAGTGGTATTTTTCCAGGAGCTTTGGTTTGTGTTACTGCAGAAACTTCTGTTGGTAAAACTTCTTTAGCTAAGTATTTATATGTATTTAGTGTTGCAGACTATATGTTATCTTTAAACAACCAATCTGATTTAGATTATGTATGTTATTGGTTTGGTCTTGAAGAATCAGTGGAAGAATTTGACATTAGTATTATTCAGTATGCTTTAGCTAAATATTACAATGTCAATAAAACCCAAGATGAATTATTATCTAGGGTAAATCAACTAGATGATACTACAATTAAATTAATTGAGTCTGATATAATACAAAATTATTTTAATTTAGTAAAAAAATTTATAATATTTGATGATCATACATCAAATCCTACAGGTATTTATAAACAATGTAGGAATTTATCTTATTCTAGAGGCAAACACATACATAAAACTATTGATACAAAAGATGGTCCAATGGAAGTTTATAGTCATTATGAACCTAATAATCCTAATGAAATTGTTGCTGTGGTTATAGATAATGTTAATATCTTAGAACCAGAGAAAAATGATTTAGGAATTGCTTTGGATTTGTCTGGAAGTATTGACAGAATGGTAAATTCTTATGCCAGAAAACAAATGTCTAAACATTGGAATTGGCATGTATGTTGTGTTCAACAACAACAAATGGCAGCTGGTGACTTAAACCATTTTAAAGCAGGTAGATTAGAGCCAGAGCCACAAAAGTTAGGAGACAATATTAAAGTAGCTAGATCTTATCAAGTTATTTTAGGATTATTTTCTCCTTACAAACATAAGCTAAATAATTATTATGGTTATCAAATTTTAGAATCTGATAAATCTAATGGGTTAGAAGATTGTTTTAGATCAATTCACATGTGTAAAAATAGATTTGGCAGAACTGGAGTTGCAGAACCTATTTTTTTTAATCCAAAAGGATTTTCATTTGAATCTTTGCCTAAACCTAGTGATAGTTTAGCTATTTCTCAATTTATTAATAAAAAAAATTCAATTTTAAATGAGTAAAGCAAATTTTTTATTACCTACTACACCTCAAAAACCAAGTGTAGTAAATCCAAGAACTATGGTAATTTTCAGTCAAAAGAAAACTGGTAAAACCCATGCTCTTTCTAAACTACCAAATTCTTTAATATTAGATATGGAAGGTGGTGCTGATTTTTATGAGTGTACAAAAGTTAATATGACAAATATTACAGAGTTTGATACAATCATTCAAGCATTTTCAGAACAAAAACCTCAATATAATTATATTATTATTGATACTGTAACTTCTTTAAAAGAGAAAGTTTTGAATCAATTGGCAGTTAGATCTTATAATAGAGAAGAAAATAAAAATGAATCTCTAGATTTTGATGTAGATAAACTGGCTTATGGTAAGGGTCAAGTTTACAAAAGAGAAGCTCTATTTAAAATTATGGAATTTTTTACTAAATTCTGTAAAACTTTAATTGTTGTAGGTCACGTTGCAGATAAATCTGTTAGTGCAACTGGTCAAACTATTAAAGAATTAAATTTGGAAGGTAAATTAAAAGATTTACTAGCTTTAAGAGTGGATGCTATAGGTTATATGTATAGAGATCCTGAAAATAAAAATACAAATATTCTTTCTTTTGCACATACAGATGATGTAATAGGTGGCTCAAGAAGTAAACATTTAAGAAATAAAGAATTTAAAATTTCAGAACTTGATCAAGATGAAGAGTTAGTAACTTTTTGGGATCAGGTATTTATCTAATTAACAATTTTTAACAAATTAACAACTTTAAATTTAATATAAATATGAATAATAACGTAAAAACAGCAAGTAATACAACTACATTTAAAAAATATTATGGTGTAGGATCTTTTCAACCATTAATGATTAACCCAAATAGTAAAGATTTGGGAACATTTTTAAATAGACAAATTAATACAGAGCCTCAATATTTGACTACAAAAAATATTGATGGTAAAGATGTAAAATCTTTAAGAATTGATATTTGGGGTATACTTCCAAAAGTAGATGTTAAAACTAAAATTACATTTTGGTTAGAAGGTAGATATGATGTATCACGTTCTGGTAAAACTAAAATGATTAATGGTCAAGGTTTTGCTACTTATGTAGAAGATTTATCAATTTTAAATAAAAATAAAAATTGGTATTATACTGATAATGCAAGAAAATGTATTAAAGGAGAAGATATTGTTGTTGACTTTTTTGTTAAACTAATGAATTGGGAAACTGAATTATCTAAATTTACTTTGAAAGATGGAGATACTCCTCAAATATTTCTACCAGTAGAAAATTTGTTTAAAGGAGATTTTTCTGATTTGCAAAAATTAGTTTTGGAAAATAAAACTATTAAAGTTTATGCAGGTATTAAATCTAGACAAGTAGATAACAATACTTATTATGATATGGAAATATATTCTAAAGCATTTATGAAAGATAATCCTAATAAAAAAGGAGCAAAAGAAATTATAGATGCACTAATGGGAGAATATAGTTCTTTCTCAGGTAATATTGCACCTATTTCTGAAACTTTGGAAGAATTTAATATTGAAGCAGTAAAAGCTGAAATTTCTCAAAAAGCTGAAACTTTATCTGAAGATAATCCGTTTGCATTTTAATAAAACCAATTTATGATATATACTTTAGATCAACAATATGAAATATTTAATTATTATTTTGGACCTGTTGAACTTAAAAAAAGTTTTAAAAATCCTTTAAGGAATGATAAAACTCCAAAATGTTATTTTACAGAAAGAAATGATACATTATTCTTTATGGACTGGGCTTTTATGCCCACCCATTTAGATTGTATTGAGTTTGTAAATAAACAATATAATTTAAATGATAGAAAATCTAGTATAAATAAAATTAATTTAGATTTAAAGTATAGTAATAAAGTTAAAGGTAATTTTTTATCTCAAGTTCAAGGGGAGCTCCAAAAAGCTCCTCTTTTAACTTTGGATAAAGTAACTAATACATTAGAAAAATCTAATTATAGTGTAATTACCAAATCTTTTAATAATATTGAATTAAATTATTGGAATCAATTTCAAATTAATTTAGATATATTAAACAAGTTTGAAATTAAACCTATACAATATGTATTAAAAAATAATATTATTAATTATTCAGCTAGTAACTTTAATCCTATTTTTGGGTATTATGAAAATAATGAGTTATTTAAAATTTATAATCCTATAGGTAAATCTTTTCAAAAATGGAGAACTATTAAAGCTATATTAGAAGGATATTCTAAGTTAGAATATAAAACTAATATTTGTTTTATTACATCTTCTTTAAAAGATACTATGTGTTTAACTGCATTAGGTTATGATGCTTTTAATTTACCTAGTGAAAATAGTTATAAAATTTTCTTACCTGTTATAGAAGATTTATTTAGTAAATTTGAAGCAATTTATGTTTACTTAAATAATGATGAAGCTGGTAAAAAATTCTCTAGATTATTAACATTAGAAATTGATACTAGATTAAAATATATTAATAATCCATCTTTTATGCAAGAAAAAGACCCTTCAGATGTTATTAAATTTTTAGGATCTAATAGGTTATTAGAAATAATTAATGAAAGATTATTAAGAGATCAAATAACTTTAAAAATCAAATAATTATGAGTAACATAGAATTAACGGATGATGATTTTTATGAAAAATACACTCCAGAATATAATCAAATTTTAATTAATAATACTATCTATAAACCAGAAGATATGTGTTCTTTTGGTGGTTGTATGTATGAAACTTTTGATGAAGAATTTGATTATGTAAAAAACCAACCTAAAGAAAATGTGTGGACTATTATAGATGAAGAAGATGAACTTTATATTGTATCAGGTTTACATATTGTTAATAGATTAGGTTATTTAATTACTAAAGAACCATGTAGTTCTAAAAATGAAACTTATATAATTAAAGATATTTAATATGATAGTAAGAATAAAAAAATTAAATAAAAATGCAGTAACACCCTCTTATGCAAATCCTGGAGATGGTGGAATGGATCTAACCTGTACTGAAATAGAATTAGATACTAATGGTAACTATGTTTATAAAACAGGCTTAGCTATGGAAATTCCTAAAGGATTTGTAGGATTATTATTTCCTAGATCTTCTAATTGTAAAAAAGATTTAATGTTGACAAACTCCGTTGGAATTTTGGACAGCGGATATAGAGGGGAAATTATGTTTAAGTATAAACCTAATTACCAATATTTTGTTAAAAAAGATGATGCTATTCCTGGTAATTTATATGAACTTGGAGATAGAGTTGGTCAATTAATTATTTTACCTTATCCTGAAGTAGACTGGGAAGAAGTAAATGAATTATCTGATTCAATAAGAGGTTGGGGTGGTTATGGAAGTACAGGTAATTAAAAAATTTATTTTAAAATATTTTTATTATATTTGCACCTTAAAAATTAATTAAAAAATAAAATTAAAAATTTAAACTTATGGAAATTAAAATTATTATTTTTTGTTTTTATTTTATTATTTCTGCAATAGCTAATTGGCAATTTTGGAAACTAATAAATAAACTTAAAGAAGAAAAATCTGAATTACAAAAAAACCTTGATGTACTAACCCAAGCATATCATAGTTTAATTGTAGAAAAGAAAAAGAATCCTATTGATATTAGCAGTAATGTTAAAAATAAAACTGTTCCTGCAATTGAGGAAAAACCAATTAAAAAATCTAATAAACCTAGAAAAAAACCAGTTATTAAAAATTAAAATTTTATAATAAAATAAATAATTTTAAAAACTAAGTTTGTAAATTTAAAGATTTATATTTTTAAGTTTACAAACTTTTTTTTTCTAAAAAATAATTAAAAATGATAGAATATAATTCAGAACAATTAATAAATAAATATATTAATATTGGATTAAATAAAGAACAGGCTATAAAAGCTGCACTTATAGATATAAATAATACCAAATCTTTAGAAAAAAAATTATTACCTTGTAATAATCCTATAAGTATAGCTATCTTTGATGAATTATTTTTAATTAAAAAAGATTTAGAAAATATCTTACATAATAATTTTTAAAATGATAGATAATATACAAAAAATAACTTCTTTATTAGAATTTAAACAAGGTTGGGTATATGAAATTTTTATTATTAAAAATCAAGATACCTTAAATATTTTAAATTACTATTTAATTCATAATGAAGAAGAGTTATTAAATACTTATGAAGATATGAAAAAAATAGCTGATTTATTTGATGCTAAAATTTATATTAATCTTCAACAATACTCTTTAGAAAAATTAGGGTTTAGCATATCTGAAGTAATATTAAATAAATTAAAAAATAAAAATTATTTATTTAAAGATTTAATAAAAGAATCAACTAAAAATTTATCTTCAGAACAACAATATTGGAACATAGAAATAAATTCTAATATTTCACATAATAATTTTCTTAGAATAAAAACATTAATTAATGATTGTAATCCTAATGGTAATCATACTGTTGCTAATATTGAGGGTTTAAATGTTATTCATTTAATTACTAAACCTTTTAATACTAAACAATTTATGATTAATCAAAAAGAATATTATCAATGTATTATTAATAAAAATAGTATAATATTATTGTATTATAATGATAAAGAAAATTAAAATTTATTCATATATTTGCAACCCTTTTTCACTTTAAAAAAAAAATAATAAATGAATGGTAAAGAAATAGCTTCACAGCTAAAATTTAATGAATCTTATGCTAAGTTTTTAAAGCATAAAAACAGGTTAGAAACCTGGGAAGAATCTGTTGATGATGTAATGCAAATGCATTATAATAAATTTTCAACAAGAAGTAATTGGAATGAAATAGCTCCTTATTTTGACATAGCTAAACAAGCTTATACAAATATGGAAATTTTGGCCTCTCAAAGAAATTTACAATTTAGAGAGAAACACATTAATTCCCATAATGTTAAATTGTACAATTGTTCAGTTACTTTTATAGACAGAGTAGAAGTATTTAAAGAAATTATGTATGTACTTTTATGTGGAGCTGGAGTTGGGTTTTCTGTAGAAAAAAGATTTATAGAAAAATTGCCTTCTATAAAAAATAGAATTTTAGATTCTCATGCAGTTCATGTTATTGAAGATTCTATTGAAGGTTGGGCAAATGCAATAGATATATTAATTAGTTCTTATTTTAATGGAACTGAAAAGGTGTTATTTGATTATTCAAAAATTAGAGCAAAAGGTGAGCTTATAGCAGGAGAATTTATAGCTCCTGGCCCTGATGGATTAAAAAAATCTTTGGACTTAATAGAGAAGATTTTAGACACTAAATTAAGCAAAGAAGAGTTTAAACTTTCATCTATAGATTGCCATGATATTGTTTGTATTTTATCAGATGCAGTTTTATCTGGAGGAGTGAGAAGAAGTGCTTTAATTTCTTTATTTGATAAAGATGACCAAAATATGCTTAGTTGTAAAACAGGTAATTGGTGGATGGATACTCCTTGGAGAGCTAGAGCAAACAATTCTGCTAAAATATTAAAATCATCTATTACAAAAGAAGAGCTAGATGGTTATAAAGAATTTATAAAACAATTTGGTGAACCTGGAGTTGTTTTAGTGGATGATATTGATATGATGGTAAATCCATGTGTTGAAATAGGATTTAAACCAATCAATCCATTTTCAGGAAAATCTTGTTGGTCTTTTTGTAATCTAAATGAAATTATTGGTTCTAAGTGTACCACTCCTAAAAAGTTTTATGAAGCATGTAAGGCAGCTGCTATATTAGGAACATTCCAAGCATCTTACACTAATATGCCTTTTTTAGGTAAAGAAACAGAAGAACTTATTAATTGGGAAGCATTATTAGGAGTTTCTATTACAGGTATTATGAATAATCCATCTGTATTATTAAATCCTGAAGTGTTAGAAAAAGGTGCAGAAATAGTTAAAGAAACAAATAAAATAGTGGCTGAATTAATTGGTATTAATCAAGCTGCTAGAACTACCTGTGTCAAACCTTCTGGAAATGCTTCTGTGTTAGCTATGACTGCAAGTGGTATTCATCCTGCTCATGCTCATAATTATTTTAGAACTATTCAACTAAATAAAGACACGCCAATGGCTAAGTTTTTAAATGAAAATTATCCTGAATTACTAGAAGAAGGTGTATGGAGTCCAACTAATAGTGATTATGCTTGTTTTATTCCTATGAAAGAAACACCTGAAACTATTGTAAAATCTCAAGTAGATGAAATAGAATTTCTAAAAGCAGTTCAATTAGTTTATAAGCATTGGGTTTTACCTGGTACTAATAAAGAATTAGGATATAGTGAGACAATCACTCATAATGTATCTAATACCGTGAGTGTAAATGATTGGGATAAAGCTTTTGATTATATATTTGACAATAAAGAAGACTTTTGTGGGTTATCTTTTCTACCTAATTCAGGGGATAAAATATACAAGCAAGCACCTTTTACAGAAGTATTTACTCAAAAAGAATTAATGGATAAATATGGAGATGCAGCTTTATTTGCATCAGGACTTATTGTAGATGCCTTACATTGTTTTAATAATGACCTTTGGGATGTATGTTCTGCTGTAACAGATAGAAATTTTATACTTTCAGGAGATAGAATAACTGTTATGGTTAAAAAAGATATTGTTAGTAGAATTAAAAAGTTTGCTAAAAACTACTTTAAAGGAGATTTATTTAAAGCTTCTGATTGTTTAAAAGATATTCATCTTTATCATAAATGGGTTAAAATAAATAGAGTGTTAAAAAACAAATCTATAGATTTTTCTAAAATAGATTATACAGAAAAATATCTTAGTGCTGATGAGTTGAGTGGTATAGCTTGTTCAGGAGGATCATGCGAAATTAATTTTTAAATATAAAAAATGAAAAGTATTATTCATGTTAATCAACATAACATAAAAGCAAATGCTAAAGGTGCTAATTTACCTGTTATAACTTGTAAAAATTATAAGTCAAATAACTATGCTAATAATGTAAATATTTTGGATAAAGAAGGTAATATAGTAGCTACCATAAAATATAGTCCTAATAATCCTTTATCTTGTGGAGCAAAAGTATGGATTGAAACTCAAAATAAAATAGAAATTATTAGTTAAACAAATTAAATAATATAAATTTAAAATAAAAAAGTATTATTAAATAATTTTTTACAATATTAAAGCCCCCGAATAAACTGTAAGCTTTATCTCTGGGCATTAAGTCCTACATTATTATTTGCGCAGATAGTAATGTAGGCATTTTTTTTTATATTTAATAAAAAATTAAGGGTATTTATTTTTTTTACTATTTTTGCACTATAATTAATAAAAATGAAATTAACTTTAACACTAATTACAATAGTTATATTACTAAGTTTTATATCTACGGAAGATTGTCCTTGCAATAGAATACACCATCCTGGTAGATTAGTTATTTTAGATTCTTTTAAAACTTTATCAGGTAAAGTTATTAAAGTAGAATCAGATTTAGATGGAGATGTACATATTAGATTAAAAATAAAAGATACATCTTTATTAGTTAAAAATAATTATGTAGATGAAGAAGGATGTATGGTAGGAGAAATTGTATGTGCAGCACCTTCTATATTTCCTATTTGTTGGTTTTATAAAAATAAAATTATTATACCACAAAAAGATGATATAATTCAAATACAAGGTCCTTATGTTTTTGATAAAACACATAGTATAACAGAAATACATCCAATAATAAATTTAAAAATTAAAGATTATGAATAATAGAGTAAAACTAGTAGGTTATTATGGTTCTGATGAACAAATAGCTTTAGCAGCTTGGACATCTACGTCTAGAGAATTGACAGAAGATAAGATTAAAAGAATACCCAAAATGATTGAAACTCTTTATTCAGAAGGACACAAAACTCCTTTTGAAAGAGGTATAGTTCATTTTTTAGTAGAAGCTGATATTGCAAGTCATATACATTTGTTAAAACATAGACACATGGGAACAAATGGAGAAAGTGCTAGATACAAAGAATTAAAAGAAGATAAGTATTATTTACCTGAAGATTGGCCTCAAGATGCAATAAAACAATTAGAAGCTTTTACTTTACATTCTAATCATTTATATCATACATGGTTGGATAATTTAACACCTATCCTTGGTAGAAAAAGAGCTAAAGAAAGTGCTAGGTATTTTAAAACTTATAATTCTGTAATTACTACAGATTGTATAATGAATATGAGTTGTTTTGCAAATTTTTATAAATTAAGGCATTCAGACAAAGCACAAAAAGAAATTTCTGATATTGCAGAGGAAATGATGATTTTATTAAAAAACATTGAAGGTAATCCTTTTGAATACACTTTAAAAGCTTTTAATTATTAAATAAATAATTTATGATACAAAAAGATTTTATATTAGAACTAGAAGCTAAAAGATTGCTTCAAGAAAAAACAAAACTATCTCCAGAAGATTTTTATTGGGAAAATGGAAAAATGATTTTTACTAGAGAATATCATATAAAAAGAGGGAGATGCTGTTATAACAATTGTTTAAATTGTCCATTTGCTGATTTATCTGAAGGAGATGAATATAGACAAAGAAATTTTGATATAGAAGATTAAAAAATAATATGAAAAGAATACAAGTTAAACATAGACAAATAGTAAAAGAGTGGAAAGCTGCTACTCCTAGAGAAATTGCACAAGCAATTACAGATAATTTTTTATATGGGTTTTTAGGAGCTATGATAATGGTTACAATATCATTAAAGATAGATGTTGCTGTTTTATTTTCACAAGTAATTTATTATCTGTATGTAGGTAAAATTATTAATAGACCTAAATATGTCACTCAGTTAGGAAAAATTGTTATATTCCCTACTAGCTCTGCATTAGGGGCATTTACAGGTTATAAAATATCTGTATTTTTATTAGAATTAATTAAAAATCAATAAAAAAAAATAAATAATATGACACCAAAAGAAAAAGCAGAAGATTTAGTAGATAAATTTAAAATTATTCTAATGAATGAAGATACTGATTGTGGAAATGAAATATTATGTACAAGTATTGCCATTAAACACGCAAAAATATGTGTAGTTGAGGCTACAAGAGTAGCATTTTATGCAAATAATGAAATTTTTGATTATTATTTAAACGTTAGACAAGAATTAGAAAAATTATAAAATAAATAAATATGACCTCACAAGAACAAATAAAATTATTAGAAAGACTAGATGCTAAAACATTAGATATTATTAAATTAAAAACAAATGATTATGCATCAGAAGATGTTCTTTCTAACTTTAAAATAGTAAGTAATGTAACAAAAATGATAGGTGTAGACGTTTCTAAACCAGAAGGTTATGCTACATTAATGGTTATATTAAAATTTGTGCGTATTTGGAATCTCAAAAAAGAAGGAAAAGACATTATGAATGAATCTCTTCTTGATTCCTATGAAGATGCAATAAATTATCTTAAATTAGCTTATTGTTGTGAAATTGAAAGTAATAAATAAAAATTAAAAAGCCACCCTAAATTGAGTGGCTTTTATTTTATTTATTTGATGGGTTACTTCCACTTTCAAGTTCTGCTTTATATGCATTAAATAGATCAATTTTTTGTTGTTTTTCTTCTTGAGTATCATCAGTAGGTCTATCTCCAAATTTATAAGATCTATTAATATTAGCTTTTTCTGCTAATGAAGAAATAAAACTTTTATTTTTTAATCTATTAAATTTATTTTTATCAAGTGCTGAAAATTCAAAATTATTTAATAATTCTTTATTAACAAGAGTTTGTGTTAATGCATTAGCAACCAAAGTTTCCCCTTTTATTAATTCATAACTATTTGTTTTTTCATTAATAATTAATTTAGGTTGTAATAAAGGAAGTTTACCCCCATTTAATTGTTGAATACGCAATAATTCTTTTGCTTTTTCTGTAGTAATATTATTTGGGTTAACATCTGCATAATTAGTTTTTATTTTATCAGTAACTCTTTTTATTTCAGAAATTGCAGGTGCTAATTTATAAAGTTGTAATGCAAAGTTTTTATAATCAATACCATAAGCATCATTAACATCTGAAGGAACATAACTAAGAAATAAATTAGATGTACTAAATTCTACAGTAGCTATTAACCAATCTTTAAAATTTAATATTTTTTTACCTTCTTCATCTAATTCATTTTTAGGCCACTCTAAAGCTTTTAATACACTTAATATTGCTACTACACCAACACTTAAACCAACAAAATTAATTAATTTATTAATAGAATCTTTATCTGCTCTTAAATCTATTTTAAGTTTTAAATAAGCTTGGACTAAATCAAAATAATTTTGATCAACATCATATTTATTTAATTGATCTATATCAGCATTTGTTAAATTATTTTTACTTTTATATTTTTTATTAATTAAATTTTTAATATAATCTAACTGTTCTTTAAATTTTGGATTATTTCTATTTAAATTAAAATCAAATTCTATTTTTTTATTAATTTCATCTTGACTTTTAAGATTAATATTTTTTAAATACCAACTAAGACTTAAAGATTCTAATTTATCAATACTTGTTATTCTTTTTGTATCTTTTCTAAATTTTTTATTATCAGAAGCAAGAGTTTTTAAATTTTCATTAATTTTTTTATTAGCTTTTGGTAAAAAATATTTTATAACAGCTAATTCTTTTAAAAATTCTGCTTTAGATATATTATTAATAATTAATAAATTATGATCTGAATCTTTATTAAAATCAATATTTTTATTTACTACTCTTAATCCTGATACAGCAACTCTATCAAATGCTTTTCCTATAGAATTTAAAACTCCTGATTCATAATTAGTAAAATTATTATATATTTTTTTAGAGTTCCAAGTAGAGGTTAATGCAGGTAATGCATAGTCTTTAAATTGTAAAAATGTTAATCCTACAAAAGTATTTCTCCAGTAACTTCTATTAAATATATTATAAGAACCTTGAGATTTTTCTATTAAATTATTTATGTCATTAGACATTGTTACATTTAAATAATTTTGTAATTCTACATTAGTTAATGGTAATAACCCTAATTCTTTTGGAGTTATTTTAGTAATATTTATTCCTGAATTTATATCAATATTATAATAATTTTTATAAGCTAAATCAACTGTAGTTTTTAAATATAAATTTTTTGGTAATTTAGTTTTATCAATAACAATAATACCATTTTCAACTTTTAAATATTTTTTTAAATTTTTAACAGGTTTACCATCTTCATCAATAAAAATTTTACTATTTAATAATTGAAATATAATATTTTGTTCAATAAGTTTTTCACCAAGATTTTGTAATGCTTGAGTATTAGTTAAATTTAATTCTTTTATTAAAATAGACTCACTTTCATCATAATTTATATAACCAGTGCCTCTATTTTTTCTTAAATTCATACTAATGTGATTTATTAAATTAGTATTATATTTATTTTGATTAGTAGATCTAAGTAAAAAAATATTTTTTAAAGCATCAAAAAATGCTTGTCTAGATTCTGCATTATTAGGATTACCTACTGTAGTAATAAAATTATCTACTACATTGTCTATGTTAGTACCCATAGCTAACATATTCATATTATGTTTTAATAAATCTATAAAAGTTTTAGGTAAAGTTTTTGGATTAGTAAATAAAAATACGTTAAATTGTCCAACAGTTAAGTTATTAATAGCACTTTGAATATTTCCTCTTAATAATTTACCTGATAAAAATCCTAAATAAGATCTATATGCATTTAACATAGCACTTGGTTTATAAAATTTATTAAACCAATATCTATCTTTTATTACATTAATAACATTAGAGTTATTTACACCTTCTCTACTTTCATTAAAATCACCAACCATTCTTATCCAAGATTCAAATCTTATATTTTGTTCATAATTAAATCTTGCTTGTACAATAGTTTTTTGGTTAGAAAGAAAATCTGTTGATAAAAATACTTTATTAGTTTTATCTGCACCAAATAATTTAGGTATTTTATATTCTCCTAATAATAATATATTATTTTTATATCTATCTTTATTTAAACTAGTTTTTATTTTTTCTATAATATTGTTAAATATTTTTTTATAACCTGTAACAACTTCATTTTGTAAACTTTCATTATTTTTAATAATAGTATTTTCTCTTAGATTTTTATTATAACCTTCTTTTAAACTCATTAATAAAGCTTTATATGCTTTAGAAAAAGTATTAGATTCTGTTTTATCATGTTTAAAAAAATAAAGAGGTTTATATATTAAATTATCAAGACCTCCTTGATAAAGAAAATATAACATAACTCCTGCTAAAGGATTTACAGTTGTTGAAGTTGCTAAAACTCCCGGTAAAGCTACTCTAAATATTAAATTATATAAATGTCTATATTCTTTAGAATTGCTTAAAAAAGCTGCGTTATTATTTTTAGGTATATATTCTAATGAATTAGAAGGTGCATTGTGAGAAATATTTTCTAATCTAATTTTTTCTATTACTTGTAATTTTAATTCAGCAATTTGTTTTTTCTTAGGATCACTAGATTGTAAATCTTTTTCTAAGTTAACATAATCTTGATCTATAAAATTAATACTTGGAACAGAAAATTTATCTGATAAATTAAACATATAGTCATCTCCTAATAACAAATAATTTATATAGTTTAATTTAACATTACCCTCTTCATCTTCTAAAAAAGAAATATTGTTTTTAAAATAATTTAACAATCCTTCTACATAAGCTAATTGATTATCATAAATAGGATTTAATTCTCCATTAATAATTCTTGGAACTGTAACATATTTTTTAATTAAAAACTCCCTTCTATTATATATAACATTTCTAAGAATACCAGATAATTGATCTGTACTAATTGTTGTATCATTAAAACTAAAACTAGGATTAAAGTAAGGTAAACCTTTTTTATTAAAATTTAAATTATTTAAATTAGACTCTAATTGAGTAATATATTTATCTTTAAATTTTTGTAAATTATTTTGATTAATAGTTGTTAAGTTTTTATTACCTTCACTTAATTTTAAAGTATATAAAGTTTCATAACCATTAACATAGTTATTTAAAAATAAAAATAGTTTTTTACTTATTACACCATCATCAAATAATTTGTTTATTACATCTTTTAATTCATTAGGTGATTTATATGTTTTATCAACTACTTGTTTTAATATTTCAGGGTTATTATCTTTTACTTCTTTTAATACATTATCAAGATCAATAATTTTAGATAAATGTTCTTGTATAATTTTTTGAACTAAAGATTTTTTAAATAATTTAAAATTATATTTTTGTAATAATTTATGACTTAATTGACCTTTATCATCTTTAGAAGAAATCCAAGTTTCATCAAAAACTCCTAATTGATTTAATTTTTCTTGTAATAAAGAATATTCAAAACTTTCTTTTGCAGATGCCATTAAAGCATATTGTCTTAAAGCTGCATTAGCATTATCAACTGCTTTTAAAAAAATGTCACTTTGAAAGTTAGTAGGCATTATATTTTCTTTTACAGTTGACCCTACACTTGTTATACTAAATTTACCTGTTAATATATCTTTTGTAGTAGATAACACAGAAATATCATTATTTATATCTTCTTGAACTTTAACATTTGGTGTTAAATTTGTTTGAGTTATTTCTAAAAAGTTTTTTTGTTCGGTAGTATTTAAACTTTTAAAACAAACATCTAATAATTCTTTACTAATTTCAACATAAACTCCTTTCATTTTACTTATTTCTGAGGAGTCTTTAGTTATTTCTAATAGTTGTTTAAATACATTATTTTCATAAGTATCAGGTAAATTTTTAATAATTTCATTATATTTAGACAAAGAGCTAAATGATTTATTGAAACCTTTAAAATTCCACTCAATTAAATCAACAAATGATTTTAAGTTTTGTACAGTAGTAATAGCAGCTGCTATATAATTTAAATGATTTTGTCTATCTTGTTGTGTTTGTGCTTCTTGCTCTGCTCTACTTAAATTTTTAAAATCTTTACTTTCTAAGTCTTGTATAACTTGGCTGTTTTTAAAATCATTAAAAGCTTTATTAACTTTTTGTATTTCAATTAAAGACATATTTATATAGTTAGAAATTCTATCTTCATTACTAATTGTACTATCTTGGTCTGTAATTATATCTATTAAAGTATTAATAGTTTCAACTAAATTAGTTTGTTTATTTTCAATAAATTTTTGTCTTTGATTTTTAAGATTTAATAAAATAGTATCTAACATTTTATCAGTTGACTGGTTAAATACTTTTTCATCATTAGCTTCAACAAAATTTAAACTATAAAATTGATCAAAAGAAATATTAGCTTCAGAAAAAATAGTGTCAAAATTTTCTGTAAAAAATAAATGATTAATATTATCTACACTTATTTTAAATTCTCTTCTATAATCTGGATTAAATAAATCATGTATATAATTTAATATAGATATAATAATACTTTTTAAAGATAAAGGTATGTTTTCTGTAATACCTAATAAATTATTAGCTACTACTTTACCCATTATTTCTTCTTCAGTTTTATCTACATCTCCATTATAAACTTTTAAATATGTTTTATAATATAATTGATACTCTGGTGTTTTACTAATATAATTTTTTAAACTTAAATATTCAGGACTATTTTTAGGTAACATAGCTACCATAAAGTGAGCTACTTCTTCTGTTAAAGCTTTATTATCTCCTTCTAAATATTTAATAGTTTTATTAGCTAAATTAGCTACTCCATTATAACTTAAGCTTTTATTATTAGCTAAAACATATCTATCTTGATATGCTTGTATTTGTTCTATAGTAATTCCAAATTTTTCTGCAAAAGTATTAATAATTCTATTAACTTCTCTTTGTCTGTAATTATCAAATTCTTCTGGATCTAATTGAGAAAAAACTTTAAAAAATTTATCTTTACTAAGATTTGGTAAAGTAAGAGTATATAAAACTTGTTTTTCTAATTCTTCAGTAGTTTCTGCATCTTTATTTTTTAAAGACTCATATTCATCAAATTGTTCTGTTAAATTATTAGGAATTATATCAGTTTTAATTTCTAAACTTTGTTTAATATTAGTCTCTGGATTAATAATTTCTTCTTCAAATAAATTTTGAGGAACATTAGTATATTGAGAATAATTATCAATATAATAATTTTCTAAATCATCTTGTAAATTTTCAAATTCATTAATATTAGTTATTAAAGAATTTTCTAATTCTTTTTGAACATTAATAATATTAGATACTACTGCAAAAGCATCATTATATAAAGTAGATTCAGGATCTGTAACTTTAAATAATTTTAAAATATGATTAAAAATATTTTCTAATAAATTAGAATATTTTGTTAAATTTTCTGAAGGTAAACTTCTTAATTCTTTTATAAATTTTGCATCTGAAAATAAAGCAGTTGCAAATTCTTTAATATTACTTAAAGCATAAAAATTTTCTTTACCTAATTTTAAAACTGATTCATCATATAATTTTTTAAACTCTACATATAACGGATCTTTTTTATCTACATTTTCTAACCAATTTACAGTTAAAGCATGAACTATTTCATGTATAATTACATCTTCTGAGTTTGCCTTTCTAAAATTTGCAAACTCTGCAATTTCAATTTTTTCATCTTGGCCTAATCCAAAAGTTGTATATACTCCATTTGCAATTTGATTTTTTAAATTAAAATCTTTTACAGGTATTAATTCTACTTTAACATTTTTACTAAAAGGAATTAATTGTTCAGCAACTTTATTTAACGGATGATTTGATTGAGATATTTTAGTTAAAATTTCTTTATCAGTTGTAATATTATTATCATTAAAATATTTTTCTCTTAAATTTTTATCTTGTAAACCTTGTGTTTGTTCATTAAAATTTACATCTGCATATTTGTTAATTAATTTTATACTTGGAACTATTTTTAATCTAACTGGATTTGAGTCTAAATTTACAATAACTTTTACACCAGGAACTTCACCTTCAATTTTATTTTCTAAAGAACTAGCTATAGCTCTAGCAGCAGCTCTAGGATTTTTAGATCTTGTAACTTTTTCACTTTTTGGACTAATTATAAAAGAACCTGGTTCTAATCTAAGAAATTCATCTCTAGTTTGAACATAAGTAGGCCTATCAAGGTATTTATCTTGAATATATTGTAAAATAGCATTTTTAACATCATATCCTTGATATAAGTATTTGTTTATATCTATTTCAGTATTTGGAATATTATTAAGTTTATCTTCATAAGATGTAGTATCTTCTTCAAATAAAGGAGTTAAATTAATATTTACAAAATTATCATTTGTAATTTTGATAATATTTTGATTAAATTCACTATTAATTGAATTAATAAATTCATCTTGTTTTTTTCTTTTTAAAGTTTTTTTAACATTAGCAATAAACTTATTGTAAGAATTATTACTTTGATATGTAAACAATAAAGAATTATCAACTTTATTCCATAAAGTATTTACTAAATTATTAAAATAATCAGCTTTTTCAGGATCAGACTCTCTAAACCTTTGTTCAATGTAAGGTATTTGACAATTACTCATATATTAGTTTAATATAAAAAAGATAAATATAAACAAAAATTATTAATTTTCTAAAAAGTTTTCTTGAATATAATTTTCTAAAACTAGTTTATCATTTGTCATTTTTACTAAATCTAAGAATGCATAAGCTGTATCCATTTCTTCAATTTGCTCCTCATTATATTTATTAGCTAGTATTAATAAATTATAATCACCTTCTTCTAAAGCATGTTTAGCTAATTCTCTACATTGTTTTGTAGTCTCTACTTCAAATTCAAAAGTTTTTTGAACTATTTCTTCAAAAGATTCATACATATTTGCGGGTTCTTCAATAGCAGTTAATTCAGGCATTACATTAAATGACATAAGGTAATCTTTTGCCCAATTAGAATGTTTAATTTCATCTTCATAATTTACTTTCCATATTTGAGCAGCATTAATATAAGATTTGTTTTGTAACCAAAGATACATTTGTTCATATCTTTTTGAATTAGTTAACTCTTGTTGTATTCTATAGTTTAATAAATCTATAGTTTTTTGTGATATTAATTCCATATTTAATTATTTTATTATTTAATTATTTTTTTTTATTCTTTTATACAAGGAGGTACATTAGTAAATTCTTCTTCATCAATAACTGGAGTTATTTCAGGTTCATTACTTTCTTTAATATTTGTTAAGGCAATTTTTACATCATCATTATTAAATGTATTATTTCCATTTATTCCGTAAACTTCAAAATTATTATAATTTTTTGAAATTAAATAATCTAATAATGGTTTATTTGACATATTATTATTAAAGATAAATTTGTTTTTAAATTTAATATGTAAATTAATTAAATCTTTTAACTCATCTGATAACACATCAGAAGCATTATTAGTTCTTGATAATAAAATAGTTTGATTATCTTCTTTTTTATATTTAGCTTTAATTAATTCATCATTTTTAGTAATATCAATATCTTTACTAAAACTTTCAAAGTTATTATAAGCATAATCTTTTAATTTTTTATCAACTTCTGTAATAACACCATCAGCTTTTTGCAATAAAATTTGATCAGTTTCTAAACCAGTTTTAAAGTTAACATATTTTGGTAATCCATAATTTTTAAAATTAGGAGATTGTTGGATAAATAAATCACTATTAAATTCTTGAATATCAATATTAGAAGTTGTAATACCTAGTTCAGTAACAACGTCATCTAAAAATTTAAATTCAATAGGATTAATTTTAGCATTAAAACTGTTTTTTACTAATCTACTATTTAAAATTCCTAAATTTTTATAAATTACTTGATTTTCATTTAAAGTATCAATTTTTTGAAATATATATTGTACACCTTTATCATTAACTGTAATATAATTACTTGATAAAAATTTATCTATTTTATTTTTTATTACTTTATTATCTGTATCAATTAAATTATTTATATTAATAATTTGTACATTTACTAAAGAATTATTTAAAGTTACAGGTTCTGTTTTTAATAAACTATTAGAAATAATTTGCTTATTAGCTCTTGATAATAAAAAAGTATTTGATAAATCTTTATTATATTTTGACATTATATCTGGGTTATTTAATATAATAAAATTACTTAAACTATTTAAAATAGTATTATCATTTTTAATTACATCATCATTAAATAATGAATTATTTACATAATAAGAGTAAGGGTTATTTAAATATAATATAAAATTTTGTAAAATAATATTATCTAAAAATAACAAATCAAATACATTACTTCTACCTTTATTATTTTTTCCACTAAAAATAGCAGACTGAATCATATTTATAAAAAATAATTTTTGAGCAACTTCTTGTGCTGTAAATACATTACTATCATCAATTAAATCTGTATTACCTCCAAAATATAAAGTTTTAGTATCTGTAGACATTACATCTATAATATTTTTAGGATTAAAAGAATTATTAAATTCTTCATTTTGTCCTAAAAATTGTACATCAAAAGGATATAGTTGTTTTAATTCTGTAATGTTTTGTATATTATCTTGAAAATATATATTGTTGTCAATAAATCTAACTATATTATTTAAAGTACTTAAATTTAAATTTTGATTTTTTGATTTAACATATCCTTCAGGTGTTTTTTCTACTATACTATTTTGACCAAGTATTAATTTTAAATCATTAATTTCTTTAAAATAAGCTTTTTTAATATTATCAGAAGATCCAAATTCTGTAATTAAATTTAAATAAATATTTAAACTTAAATTAGCTCTAAATAAATAACCTGCATACTTAGGGTTATTAAATACTTTAAAGTAATTTTTAAAGAAATTAAAATTAGAGTTTTCTAAATTTATATTAAATAATTTATAAATATTATCACTAACATTAATTAATTGTTTTAATTTAAATTCAATAAAAGAATTTGTTAAATTAATGTTAAATTTATCTGTTAAATTATTATTTAATAATTTTTTAGCATTGTTATAAGAATAAACTAAACTTGAAAAGTTTTTACCAAATCCATTTTGAACATAATTTATAGTTGTTATAACATTAAATAAATCAAAAGATAAATCTAACATTTCATGTAAAAAATAAATTATTTCATCTTCTGATACATTATTTCCAAACAAATCTGATAATGTAGAATCTGGTTTAAAAGCTTTATTTAAATAATTTAAATTAATATTTACTTTTTTATTTTCATCTAAATAAATAAATTTACTTGGTTTTTCATTTAAATTATAAAGATTATTTTTAAAAATATTATTTTTAAATTCATTTATTTTATTAGATGCAATAGCTTCTTTTATAATTTGATCTATTTTAGGATAATCTGTAAATATTCTGTCTACTACATTTTCATCTAAACCAATTAAATAAAGTAAAGCTCTTAATGAAATTAATTCTTTTTGTAAATTTAAAGGTACAGATAAATCTTTTTTAATATTATCCACAGCTTGTGCTAATAGTGTAGCAACTGCCATATTAGGCTCTAATCCAGACTTAGTAATATAATTATTTAATCCTTTAAAAATATCAAAAGATTCAGCATTTTTTTGATTATTACTTAATAAATTAATAGTCTTAACTTTAAACCCATTTTCTTCTGTAGGATCTAAATTCTTTAAAAATTTATTAACTGCTACAAACTGGTTAAATATAGCTGCAGGTCCAATATTTTGAGCACCTGACATAATAGCTTTAAATGTATTAATAGCATTTAACAAATTAGAATCTTTATAAGGAAATAATTTTGTTAATTTTTTAGACTTATTTTCTTTTTGAGTAGATTTTTTATTATCTAATTCTTCAGCTTGTTGTTCTAACCTTGTAAAGTTATTACCTGTAATATATTCATTAAGACTTTTTTGATTAGTAATAACTCCACTAATAATATCTAAATATAAATTTTGAGATTGTAATTTACTTAGTTGTCCAGTAATATTTAATTTTTTCCAGTACTCTTTATAGTTACTATAAATATCATTAATTTGTTTATTTATGTCTTTAATATTATTTTTTAATTCTTCTTTATTTTCAACTTTAATACTATCATAAAATAACTCTAAAGATGATTTAATAACTAAATATCTAGCATCTCTATTTAATTCATCAGATATAGCTCTTGATAAAGTAGAACCTGTTAATTTAAATTCCTCTTCTAATTGTTTTTTAGTGTCCTCTATTATTTTATTCTTAGCTTTTAATAAATTTTTTATCTCTTTATTATCTTCATAAAATTCAGGATATTGCTCTATTAAATCACTTTTTTGTCTATATAATTCATCTAAAGTAATTTTATCACTATTAGTAATATTATCTTTTATCCATTCTTTAAAATTAATATTACTATCTTTTTCTAAAGAATATTCAATAGGTACTAATTTATTATTTTTAGAATAATAATTTTTAACAATACCAAATAATTTATCAATATCCATATCAAAACCAGCTATATTGGTAGAACCATCTGGCATATAAATAATTGGTCCAGCTGCAGGATGTAATAATTTTTTAATTCTTACAGCAAACATAGAGTACATAGCTTCTGTAGGGATTCTATATACTACAAATTCTCTTAATTCTTGTGGTATTAAATTAATGTCTAATTCTTTTGTTTCAGGGTTTAAAGCTGCATTAAACATTTCTTCACTAAAAGCTGGTACTGCAACTTCAAAAACTAATTTTTTAATTACTTTACCTTCACTATCAGTTACATCTTCTACTAAAATATTTAAATTTGTATCATTAGCAGTTACACCATTAAAAAATTGTACTCCATTAATTTTTGTTTTAACTATATCTTTTTTAATTAAAGATTGTATTTTAGATACTAATGCTAAACCAAATTGAGGGTTATTTAATAATTCTGGTAATTTTTCAGGTGTTAAAGTTTCTAAATTTAAATTTTCTCTTTGATCATACAATGATGCAATTAGATCATAAACTTTATCTTGTTGAAAAAAATCATTAAATAATCTTTCTTTACCACTTTCTACATAAGTTATTTTTAACTCATTTAATAAATTAGTTAAATCTAAACCATTAAATGTTTTATTATTAATACTATACTCTACATTTGGATCAATACCATTATTAATCAAATTTTCTATTTGAGTACCTATATCAGATTGTCCTTCTAAGTGTTCTGGAGTTTCTACTTGCATTCTATCTTCCGTAATAGGTATATCTATTACATAATTATTTGCAAAGTTTTCTTCAGGTTTCCAATTATTTACATCATCTAAAGTAGTAATATTTTTATCATTAATTTCTTTTAATAAATCAAATATAGCTACATTTCCTACTGCATTAACAGGTACTTCAGCTTTAACAGCACTTTCATAAACTATTTTATCTATAATAGCATTGTCAGGATTATATGTCCAAGATTTATTTTTTTCATCAAAAGTATAACCAAACATTTTACCTATCATAGCTTGGTAAATATTAGGACTTTTTCCTAAAAATACTCTTTGTGCAGTAAAGTTATCTGTAGAAGTTTTTTCCATATAAGGTTTTAAAATACCTTCCTCTTCATTAGCTGAAGCTTTTACTCCTTTAATTTTTGTAAAAACTAAATTTTTAATAGTTCTAAAATTATTTTTAGTAAATTTATCTAAAAATCTACCTTTTGTTTCTGCATCATAAAAACTTTCTTGATCATCTGAATACATATTTAATCCAATATGATATTGTTTAGAAAAATCTAAAGAACTTAAAGAAGATGCATCTGTAGTATTACTTTTTTTAGTAGGTAAATACTCAATTGTTTTTTCTAAATCAGAGTAAGTTTTTAAAATTTTATTATATTTATTTTGAGCCTCTTCTAATTCTTTAGTATTATTTTGCTCTTTTAAAGTTTTTATTTGTTCTTGTAATTCTTTTGTTTCTTCCTCAAAATCTTGTTTTATTTTATCTAATTTATTAGACTCTAATGAATAAACAGGAGTACCATCTAACAAAGTATAATTAGAAAATAGGTTAGCCATTTTTTCTAATAATTGTTGTTTAGAATTTTTATTTGCTTTTAAATTACTTAGAAAAAATTCTTGAATACTTTTATTAATTAGAGCAACTTCTACATCTTTTAAAATAATTCTTCTACCTTTATTTTCTTTAATTGCTAATGTACCTTTATAAGTAGCATTTATATTAGGTTTTTTAGTATCAGCTACAATAGCTTTAACCCTTTTTTGCTCATCATTTTCTTTAAAAAATCCTGGGTGTCCAGTAGTCAATAATTTTAAATGTGTATTAAATACAAAATATTTAACAGCTACTGTTTTTATATCATTTATTAATTCTTCAGAAGCATCTTGATTACCATAATAAACTTTACCTGATAATAAAGGATCTGTACTAATATATCCACCTAATTCATCATCATATTTAATTAAACCTGTACTAGTAAATTTTTTTAATAACTGATCTCCTAAAATATTTTGAAATTGAGCAATAATATTAATTAATTCTTTTTTAGCAAATTCTTTATCTTCTTTACTTCCATTATTATATTTATCATATAATTCTAATACTTTACTATTTTTTGCAATTTCATAAAACTCTGGATTAAATAAAACTAATTTTTGTTTAGCAATAGCTTTATCCATGTTTTTACCAATAGATCCACCATCATTAATTTTTTCATTTAAATTAGAATCTATCTTTAAAAAATTAATAAAGTATTTAAAATAAGATATTGGTTCTTCTTGAAAACTTAATTTATTAACTTGAGTTGTTCTATAATTATAATTATCTAATAAATAAATATTAGACTTATCTGATAATATAGGAGTTGGTATACTACCAGACATTACTATATTAAATAAATTTGCTAATAATTCTTTTTCAGTAAAATTTTCGTATTCTTTTTTATTATCATTATTTAAATTATAGCCAAGAAAAATAGAAATTTTTAATTCATTTCCTAAATTTTTTACATAGTCTGACCATAAAGACATTCCAATAATGTCATCTTTAAACTTTTTGTAAAAATCTGTCTCTTCAAAAGGAACACCATTTTTAATAGCATTAATACTTGAGTTAATAATACTTACTTGTTCACTTAATTCAGAAGGATTTAATACTGGAAATATATTATCATTATTAATATTATAGACTTTATTAATAATAGTTGAATTTAATATATTATCTCCATTAATAATATTACTTAATACAGATAATAAATTAACTCCAGTAGTTAAATTAGTATTTTTTAATTGATTAAATATATCTGCTTTAAGTTGATCTTTATTTATTGCAACATTAGGAGATAAAAGATTTGCAAGTATTTCAGCTAACTGTGCAACACTTTGATTAGGTTTAAGTATTAATTCATTTAAAGTATTAAAATTACCTTCTAATTCTTTAGAATTTAATAAAGACTCAAATATATCTTGACGTACTCTATATAATCCTGCATTAACATAATCAGTTTTATTTTGAATTACAAGATTTGTAACTTCAGAGTCATTAACAATACTTTTCTTTGTTTCTAATACTTTAATACCTACAGGATATTGTTGAAAATATAAAAATAAATCAGTATAAATATCTGGTACAGATGTTTTAAATTGATCATTATTATTTTTTAAAGCATTTAATCTTTGTAAAAATATACGTAATGGTTCTGCTAAAAAATAATTTTTTTGATTAGATAATACAGTTAATTTATCTATTATTTGATCTATAGATAAATTATGTACATTATTATTTGAAACTGCTGTTAACATTTTTTGTATTAAATCAGAAGGTTTCCAAAATAATTGTACATTATTTTTAACTATTTTATTACCTAGACTATCATACATATTAATACCACGAAGCATTAACTTTAATCTTGCAGATATTTTATTAACAGGGTTTTCTGTTAGTGGATCTTTTTCATAAATTTGAACATTATTTTCTAAATCTTCTTTTTCATTATCTAAATCTTCTATTAATTTCGTATCTAATTTAAATAAACCATCTCTACCTAAATAATTAATTAGTTCTTTTAACCTTAAATTATTTTTAAAATTATCTAATGTAGTAATTGGGTAAGTTAAATCTGTTGATAATCCTAAACTGTTAATATAATTAATAGTTTGTTGTATATTAAGTTTATCAAAATCTGTTAATACTTTACTATTTGCAGTAACAGACTCTAAATTATTTATTAAAACTTTTTTATATTCATTTACAGCAGCTAAAAATCTTATAATGACATTATCAGTATTTCTACCTTCTAAAATAGACAATTTAAATACATCATTTAAATTAATAAAACTATCTACAGGACTTGTAGATTCACTAGTTAATCTGTAAAATATATCAGTAAAAGCTTTATCTAAAGTTTGAAGTATACTAGAATTTATATTGTTATTTATAAAATAATTAATTACTTTATTATTTGCAATATCATTTAAATTATTTAATTTACCTGCTTTAAAATCTCTTAATTGTTTAACTTCTTTAATACCTTCATTTATAATATTTTCATTAGTTTTAAAAAAATTTAACAACCCTTCTTCATTATTATTAATAATATTTAAATAATTATCATAAAGATTATTACTATTTAAAATTAATAAAAATTCATCTTTTGAAACTTCAGTGGGGTGTGGATTAATATAACAAGCCATAAATTAATATTTTTTATTTTTAGGAACAAAAACTATCAACATCAGAGCTAAATCTTTCTGTTGTTGTAGTATTTGTAGTATTAAGGGGAGTATTTGGTTTATAATCTAAAATAACATAATTATCTACATAAAAGTTTTCAGGATCTAAGTCTACTGAATAGAAATTTTTTGTAGTTTCATTTAGATTAATCAATGTATCCCACAAATAATCTGTAACATTGTCTAAAGTAAAATTTAATTTTAAATTTTCTAATTTTATTTTTTGCTTAATATTAGAAGAAGTTTCATTAATTGTTTTTGGAATAACAGCATATAATTGTTCTATAGTACTATTTTTACTAGAAGCTTCTTTTAATCTATTTAAAAATGTATTATAATTAACTTTTAAATCTTTACTAGTAAAACTATTAGACAATACATTATTTAATATTTCTTTTACCATATTTAATTCTTCATTACTTCCTTCAAAAAATTCTTGTAAAGTAGGAGTTTTTAAAGGAATAATAATAGGTGAATTATTACTTCTTTCTAATATAAGAAATACACCATTAGTAGTTAAACCAGTTGCAGGTATATTTAATTGAGAATTTTCTTTAGAAGTAAAAGGATTAATTAATTTTTTATTCTTACCTATTTCTGCAACAAAAGCTATAGTGGATTTAAAGCCATTTAATTTATTTAAAAAGTTTTGAATTTTTATAGGATTATTATTAAATAAAAATCTTTCTTTTTTAACTTTATTAATTTTAACTTTAAAGGGTTTTACTTTAAACTTACCACCTTCTTTAGTAATAGTTAAACTATTTCTAACTTGAGCATTTTTAGTAGTACCTTTATTTGCAGGTATTATTGCTACTAATGCATTATTAACAATTACTCCTAGAGTAGCTTTATTTCTAAAATCTTCTTCAGTTTTTAAAGTATCATTAAATTTATCATTAGTATCTAATACTACTATTTCTCCTTCTTGATTAGTTAAATCATCTGCATAAACACTATTTAAAATACTTGATTCAGGATAACTTTGTTGACTTAAAATATTTTCTTGTTGAAAAGAAGGTACGGGTGTTTTATCTGTATTTTTTAATATGTAAATAGTATTAGGTGTTAATTTATCAGAAAAAAATAAATTATTTTCTTTAAATGCTTTTTTAAGTTCTTCTTTATTTAATACTTTATTAAATTTATTATTTAAAGCATTGTTATTAATAATACTTACAGTATATTGTTCTTCTCCATTATTATTATAAGTAACATTAAATTTAACATAAGAAACTCTTTGTAAAGAAACAATATTACTATTAGGTTCATCTGTAAATTCACCTAATGTTACTTCTGTATTTTTTTCAAACTCTTCTTTATCAGCTTGACCAGTAATTAATTGTGTATTAGGATCTAGTTGATTTTCTTCTAAAGATGTAGAATTATTTTTTAAATTAGATTCATTAGTAGTAATATTTTCTTCTAAATTTACAGGAGTAACAACAGGTGAAATATCTGCAATTAATTCAAATTCAGAAGGTCCTATTTCTTCAGGTTCAAGGTTTTCCTCAATACCTAAATCTTCCAAACTAGGACCCATATCAACAGTACTAATATCAAATCCTTCCTCTTGCTCAGCTAATAATTGTTGTTGTTCTAAAATATAATCAGGCATTTCTTGCTGAGAAGTTTCTTCAGTATTAATTTCTTCAGTATTAATAACTTCTACAGGTAAATTAGGTATACTTAAATAAGTATTAACTAACTTTAGTATTGTATTAGAAATATTTATTGATTTAAAATTATAATTTTTAAAATGTAAAAAATCTATTTTATTACCTAAATTATGAATATCATAAGTTGCTTTAGTTGAAAATACTTTTACATTATTAATTTTAATAGAAGGTATTTTTTCTAAAATAGTTTTATCAAAAGCTAGTTGTTCTGCCCAAACATTTTGTTTATCTTCATTATTTTTACTAACTCTTAAATTGATAATATCTATTTTACCATTTTTGTCAATGGCAATAATATCCATAGTAGTAGCTATACCTACAGTATTATCTTTTATAACATTATTATTTTGAGTAAAATTAATACCATCATAATTATGAAATAATACTCTTTCTTCTGTAACAAATTTAAAACCTTGTTTAATTAAACTATCTCTTTGATTTATTAATGTTTTACACAGAGTAATATAACTTTCTTTATCAACATTAAATTCAATACCTAGTTTAGCAAATATTGACATTTGAGAAAGTAATAAATTATCAATATTTTCTTTAGTTATGTTATTATTACCAAAAATTACTCTACCTAAAGATATAACTAAATTATCTACATTTGATGCTGCAGTTAATTCTTCATTATCTTCTAAAGCAGCTTTACCTATAGCAGAAACTGTTTTATACTCTTTATCATCTATAAAATAAGAAGTTGAAGTTATATCCTCTTCATTAAAATCAGATTTTAATTTACTATTTTGTTCTATTAATTTAATTGTATTATTTTGTGCATCAGATCCTAAATTATCAATAGTTTCAGGAGCACTATCCGGATTAATTTCTTTTGCTTTTTCTTGTAATGCAGTAATATAATTATTAATTAATAAAGCTCCATTTAATTCATCAATATTTTTTATTTCATCTTGTTTATTATTATTAATTAAACTAATATTATAATTTAATTTAATAATAGCATCAGTAACAATACCTGTTAATGTATCTACATTAATATTTTTATAATTTTTAAAATCTAAAGCATACCCTAAATCTTCTAATATAGAATACATACCTAATAATAAATCTGGATCATTATTAAATGCTTGTAGTAATTCTTCTTTAGAAAATGCTACATAATAAGGTAATGCTGTTTCTTTTAAAACATCTTTAGTATATAATCTATTATTAGATTTTAATTTAGATAAATCTTCTTTGGTAACAGTACCTTCTTTTAATTTATTAAAAATTTCTCTATATTCTTTTACTTTACCTAAAGTTTCTTTATCTTTTTGTATTTCTTCAGTTAAACTTTTATCAACATTAGAATCTTCCTCTACATTAACTTTATCATTAGTATTTATAACTGTTTTATTTTTATCTAAAACACTTGATTTAATATTATTATTATATGTAGCATTAAAATCTTTATGAGCCTTTTTTAATTCTTTTAATTTTGTATTTTTTTGTCCTATTAAACTATTTAATTCTTTTTCTTTTTCATCAGACAATTCTTCTATTGGATTTAAAGATAAATAATCACTTAATTTAGTCTTTAAATCATTATGTAAAGTATTATACTCTTCATCTAATTGTTTAATATTCTCCTGGGCTTCAAAATAACCATTCTTATAAGTTTTGTCAACATGAGTTAACATTTTATCTAATCTGTTATTTTCATCTGTTAATTGGGCTAATTCTTCATTTAATTGTCTTTCTTTTTCTTTACCTTGACCTATAGATAATAACTCATTAATTCTATCAATTCTTTGTTGATTTAAAATTTTATTAAATAAGTTATCTTGATATAGGGTATTAATTATTTGTGCTTTAGGATTTAATAACTCTGTATTTGTCTCAATAGCATTTTGGTATTGTTGTTGAAATTCTTTTTGTACAGGACCTAAATTAGTATTAAATAAATTAACTAAATTATTAACATTTTTTTCTTTAGCAACTAATTGATTATAATCTTGTATAGTATTTATAGTATCATTATCAAGAGTATCTTTACCAACTATTTTATTAAATTTATTATAGTTAAATAAACCTGTATCATCTAAATAAGGAGTTAAATCATATCCATTATTATTTGGAACACCTAATAACTGTGCTAATTTATCAGTAACTTTTTCTTTATTAAGTTTATTTACTTCTGAGTTTAAAAGAATATTTTCAAAAGTTTTACTACCTTTAAAATTTTCAATATTTTTTAAGTTAATTCCTAAACTTTCTAATATAGATTTGTGAGCTACATTATCAAAATTTAATTTTGAAATAAAGTCTTCATCTAATTTAAAATTATTTTTTGTATTTTCATAATTAGTCTTTAACTTATCTAAAGAATTAGATAAATCTTGAAATTGTTCTTGAGTTAAAGATTTACCTTGTGAATTAGGAGTTTCTACAAATTGACTTAATAAACTTTTAAATTTATTTGGATCATTTACAGCTGCATGTAATGCATCAATAGAACTTAATCCATTATCTCTTTTTAAAACTTTATTTAATAAATCAGGTGCTACATCTACAGCACTAGACATAACTCCTCCAGTTAATCCAGCTATTAATGCAGTTTCAGGATCTAAAAATCCTAATTCTTGTAAACTTTGATTATTATATTCTTGATTACCTGTTAAATTAGCATTAGCTTGATTAAGTATAACTTGTGCAAGAGGTTCTAAAATAGTTTCTTCAGAAGCTTCTTGTAAACCAGATAGTCCAAATTCTTTAGCTACTTTTGCAGCTCTTTCTGTATATTTAGCAACTGCATAATTTCTTAAATTTTTATTAAATAAATATTCTTTAAAAACAGGATTTTTAATATCTGCTACATCATCTCTTAAAGTTTTTATTACTTTAGGTATATCTTCTACAAATACTTTTTGAGGTTGTTCTTTTAAATTTTTATTTAATAATTCTGATCCAAATTTTCTATAACCTCTTTCAACTCTATTACTTAATTGTCCAACTCCTGCCAAACCTTGAGAAGTTATTACAGTATTAAGTAAACTAGGATCTAATCCTCTATCCTCATAATCTTTTTGTACATCATGTTTTATTTCAGCATAACTAGTAAGTACATCTATAGTATGACCAGAAACTTTATTATAATTTTTCATTACTTTTTGAACATCATTTATTTTCATTCCAAGTTTTAATAAACCAGATTCTAATAATGGTGCTGCAACACCCTCTGTAGCTGCTGTAAGTCCAGCTTCTACAGCAAGTTCAGGTACTTCCTCAGCAACACCTACACCAACAGTTTTTGCTAAATTTTTTAAAGCTTCATATTTACCTCCAGGAATTTGAGATAAATCTTTTGCTTGTGTTTTTAAATTATCAATATTATTATAATAATAATTTTCAATAACTTTTTTTTGTTCTCCTTTTACAGGTAAAGATAAATCATTTGCTCTAATATCAACTAAATTATTATCTTTATCAATACCTAATTGATAATTACCTTTATTTTTTGCAGGTAAAGAAATCCATTTTACACCTTTATCAAAAACTGATAAATTTTCATCATCTTGAGAGTAATTAATAGCATCCCAAAGATCTTTACTATATTCTAATTGTCTTGCAGTTTCTGAATCAGGTAATATAGTTGAAAGAACAGCTCCTGTATTTTTCTTTACATATTCTCCAATATGACCACCTGCTTTACTTAATTGTTGTAAAGTATAATAAACATTTTCACGACTAAGTAATCCTTTATCTTTAGCTTGTTGTTCTATATAATCTTGAGATAATTGTTGTCTTTCATTTAAAACTTTTTGAGCATTTAAAGCTTGTAAATTATTAATATTTTGATCTTTCCAACTTTTTAAATTTTGATTAATAGCATCTTTTCCAATTTTAGCTAAATTAACTTCATTTTTAATAATATTTTTAAAGTCAGGAGTATTCATAAGGTATGATACTCTTTCTTGGTCTTTTGGATCAGAATAATATTGTTTTAAATAAGTTTGTTTTAATTCTGGATTATTTTGAAATTCATAATAATTTTCAATTAAACTGTTAAACTTATTATCATAAACATTAATATTTTGTTGCCATTTATTTTTTGCCACTAAATTTTGCAAATTATCTTTATTAGCAGCATTTAATATTTCATTATCTTTTTTAAATACTAAATAAGTTTTTTCTAATGCTTGTTTAACTTGATTATCAGAAGCTATATTTTTTAATGCAACTTCTTTAGAATTAAACCCTCCTTTACTTAAATCAAAATAATTAGTAATATCTTCTTTATTTTGATATTTATTAGATGATTTTAAATGTCCTTTTATACTTGGATCATAAGCAGATGCTAATTGTGGTAAATCTTCAGAATTAATATCTTCTTTTGTTTTATTTAATAATATACTATATTTAGATAAATATTCTTGAGATTTTTTAGCTTGATTAATAGTAGACTGTAAATCATCAATTTTATTTTTTCTATCCATGTAATTAGTAAATACATTTTTTGCAAAATTTGCTGCATTTGCAACATTTGCTAAAAGAGATCCTGTATCATTATTTATTGCACTAGTTAAAACATCAGTATTAGCATTTCTTGTTTTAGTAATATCATCAAATATATTTTGATTATTTAATCCATCTAATTCTTTTTGTTTTAAATTGATACCTTGTTTATACTGATTTAAATAAGTTTGTTTTTCTTCAGGATCTTGAACTACACCTACTTGATTATTTTTTTGTGCTAAAACAGTATTTATTTTACTTTGTTTTAATATTTCATTTTTTCTTAACTTATTAGGTAAATCTTGAATTAAAAAATTAATTTTATCTATATTAAGACCATTATTAGCTCTATTATCAGATAAAATTTTAATACTTTCTTGATTAGTTTTTTTTATTTTTTCAGGATCATATAAATCATTAATTTCTGCTAATTGTTGTTCTAAAGTTTTATTAGGATTATAACCTTTTTTAGCAAATTCAGATGGTGCAGTTTTTAAATTTGGTTCTACTGGTAACTCTGCTTTATTAACTACATAATTATTTAATACAGGTTGTTGAACTACAGGTTGTTTAACTACAGGATTAACTTTTTGTTCTTCAGGTTTTTCTTCATCATTATTTTTAAATCTTGAAAGAATTGAGTTAGCAAGTCCTCCTAAAAAAGTTTCTTCTTCTTGAGGTTTTGGAGTAGGTTTAGGAGCTACTGATTGTTGTTGAACAGGAGTTTGAGTTAAATTTTTATTTGCACCTAATAAATCAGATTCAAAAGTTTGATAATTTCCTTTTGAAGCAAGATTGTATTTATTAAAAAAGTTTTGCCTAACAATAGGATTAGACATATCACTTTTAAATGTATTAAAATCTCCTTTTGAAGATAAATTATATTTATTATATAAATTTAATAATAAAGTTTCGTTCATGTTTATTAATTTATTTTACCAAGGAGTGCCACTATCTGTTGCATTATTGGTAGATGGATTTAAAACGTTACCTGCATTTAAACTATTTACACTATTTAATACTAAATTATTATCTAACGTTAATTTCCAAGGTTCATTTTGAAGAGGTCCTTCAGCTTGTCCTGTTAAATAATATTGTTGAGTATTGTTATTATAAGATAATTGTATTGAAGAAGGTTTTATATTAATTGGAATTGTTTTACCAGGTAATTTAATTTGACCAGTAGGAAATGTGGAAGTAATAATATTATTTAATAAAGCACTATTTTCTAATGGAGATTTAATCAATTTACTTCCTTTATATAATAAAGTTCCTTTTAATTGATAAGGACTAGAAAAATCATCACGAATTTTTTGTGCAGCAGCCATTCTATTTTCTTGAGCTTGTTTTAAACCAAAAGCTTTATCTATATCTTCTTGAGGATTTGTAATAGATTCATTAACTCCTGCAAATTTACTAGCAGATGCATTAATACTATCATCTATATAATTATTAATAAATTCATCACCATTTAATCCTTGAGATTTAGCATAATTTTTTCTTCTTTCAAGGTTGGAATTAACTTCTGGATTATTTTTAACTATAAAATTTTTATAATTTTGTATTTTTCCAACTAATTGATCTACATCTAAACCTTCTTTTTTAGCTTGTGCAATACCATTAATACCATATTTAACAATAGCATTTTGTTCTGATTTAGGTAATTTACTAAAAAAATCATCCCAAACAGGAATTAAATCCACTTCTTTATAAATAGGTTTTAATTCAAAATCATTAGAGTATCCATCTATAAATTTTTTGTAAGAATCATAGTTAGGATCATTCCAAGGTTGATTTGCTAAATTAGGATTTTTATCTAAAATTTCTGAATATTTTTTTGCTTGTTCAGAAGTATAAATATTTCTTTTTAAAACAGGATCTGTTTGTAATTTTGTTAAACTACTATTTAATCTATTATAATTTGCATTATCAGATAGTTGTATATTACCTGCATTTTGTAAAACAGAATCTATTTTAGAAACTAAATCTTGTTGAATATTATCAAACCTTTTATGTAATTTTACATCTTCCAATAGTTTTTTTCTTTCCTCATTTAAAGCATCTAATCTTTTATTAGCAACTTCTTGAGCAAATGTTGCATTATTTGCCAATAGATTCATATCTACTGGTTTAAAGTCTGCAAAATCTATATTTGAAAAATCTATATCAAAATTATCATTATTACCATAATAAGGTTTATACTGATTTGCCATAAGTTTTTTTTTATTTATTGATTAAATAAATCTAAAGGAGTGCCTACAAAAGGATTATCATAAGAACCTGTAGTACCAAATATTTGATTAACATAATTTTGACCTTGTACACCTTTAAACATATCAGGTTTAGAAGCTATTGTATTAAGTAAATTAAGTTTTTGATTTCTTTCTTCTTGTTGATTTTCCATCATAGATTTGTAATAATTACTCATTAAACTAGCATTAGAAACATATTTTTTAGCTAATAAGTTCTTTTTCTTATTAAGAACATCTTGCATATCAGCTAAATTAGCATTTTTAACAACCATATTATTACCAAGAAGTTTTTGTTCTTCCTCTTGTTGTTTATTATACAAATCAAGATTTTTTTCATTTAAAGTACTAAGAGTACTACCCACTTGATTCATAGCTGTTGCACCAAGATTAGCAATATTACCTGCTAGTGTACTCCAATCTCCTGTTTCATTAGATAATTGATTAGCAGCATTTCTTTGTGCTTTTTCAATATTATAAAGTATATTACCTACAGGAACTTCAGTTTTTTGACTTCTTATATATGTATCAGGAGTTTCCATTTGATATATAGGATTAATACCTAATAAAGTATTAGTAGCTAATTCATTTGCATTTAGTCCATAATTAAGTTGTTTATTTAATAAACCATAATTATATTTATTTTTCATTGGAATTTGAGCTGCAGGCTCTACTAAATTAACTGCACCTAATTGCTCTTGTGCAGCTTTTTGTAAAGGAGTTTGTGCTACAGGAGTAGGTGTAGGTTGACTCATTTTTAAAGCATTCCAATAATCTAATCCCATTGGTCCAGTATTTCCAAAAAATGGTCTCATATTTTCAGGAAGTTTAGTTTCAAAAGCTTTTTTAAATTTACTATAAAATTCTGGATTATTATAATCTACATTACCTGTAGGATTAAAACCAATAATTTTATAAGCTACTTCTCTTACTTTATTTGGATCATTTTTAATTTTATCATATTCTTCTTGGCCTAAACTAGTTAGAGCAAGTTTATCTTCAAAATCTTTACCAGTTAATCCTGCTGCAAATCTTCCACTTGTATTAGGAGTATATTTTTGTATAAGATTAGTTAAATCATAGTTTTCTGCTGCTTTTTCAATTTGTAATTTAGTATCTAAAGGTAAGTTAGAAGGAAAAAGAAGGCTAGCTTTACCATTAGGATTTAATGTAATATAATTTTTTAAAATATCCCAATCATCAGCAGTAGTAAATTTATTACTAATTGAAGGTATACCATAATTTGGAGTACCATCTAAGTATTTATTTACCATTCCTCCCCAAGCCATCATAGGTTCTTGTTGAGGTAAAATACCTTGAGCTAATTCTTTACCAGCTTTAATTAAATCATTCATACCAATACTTAAATCAATATAAGATTGTTTATTACCTTCTTTTAATTTATCAGTATCAAAAGAATTTGGTGTAGATTTATTTTGGTATTTATTCTTACCATATTCAGATATTTCAGCTGGAGATATTTTTTTATCTTTACCTCTTGTAATTTGCTCAATTTGTTTCATTCTTTCCTTAGCTACTTCTGGAGTAAACATATCAATTAATTGTTGATATTGACCAGGTGTTAATTTATTTCTAGAACTTTGAATATGTGATCCAGCTGGTAATACATCTGTAATTTTATCATCAGACATATTTTCATGTGAAGTAGTAGCATCTACAGATTTAATAGTATTATCTGGATATACAACTTGCTCAGGTTGTCCTTCATATTTTTCTGTTTGTACAGGAATTTGATTTGCTAAATTAGGTACTATACCTCCTTCATCATATACCATACCTCCCATAGCATGCTTCCATTTAGCAGCATTTTTAGCAAAATTAGCCATTTGAACTGTATGTGCATCATATTTATCTTTATTAGCCATTACATGATTAGCTGCCTCAGAAACACTCATATCATGTCTATTAGCCCATTTTGTAAACATTCCTTTATGCTCTGGATTTAAATGTATTCCTCCACCCATTGCATAAACATCTCCACCCATTGCGTGTTTGTGTCCACCAAAATTATGTGCAAAAGCTGCCATTTTAATAGTATGGGTATCATACTTATCTTTATTTGCTAAAACATGACTTGCAGCTTCTTGAACTGACATATTATGTTTCTTTGCCCAGGCAGTAAACATACCTTTATGTTCAGGATTAATTTCAATATTTCCTCCCATACCATAAGCATATACTGGACCACCCATAGCATGTTTTACATAATTATCTTCATAACCCATATCTGGACCACCAATCATCCCACCCATTTCTAAATAAGTAGGATATTGAACTAATCCACCCATATCATATTGTTGACTAGCCATAATTAAATCTTGCATATCAGGAAGAATACCTCCATCTGCCCAAGTACCTAATCTTTTATGCCAGTATAATGGTGAAAATGGATCATGTGCTTTAGCAGAATCTTTGCCTCCCATTCTAGACCAAAATCTATCTCTTCTTTTTTCTGAGTGATGTTGTTTAAAATCTTGCATTCCTCTCCAACCACCTTGAACTACTTTATATTTATCACCTTTTTTAGCTAAAACTTTCCACTTGTGAATACCATCTCCTTGCTTCTTTTGTCCAACATGAGTAAAACCCATATTCTTATATCTTTGTGGAATACCACCTTCTCCCATTTTTTCAACTTCTCCTCCCATAGCCATATTAGAAATAATATTTTCTTGTACAGACTTTGGTAAAGCTTTAAAACCAGGATTGTCAATTCCACCTCCATTTGCCATTTGTTCCATAGTTTCCTCTGGACCACCTGTCATTTGTTCTTGTGGAGTTTCTACAGAATTATTTTGCTGTTCTTTTTCATATTGTGCTAAAATTGCTTTAGCTTCTGGATGAGCTTTAAAAAAAGAAGCTTTGGTTGGAAATTTCTTATAAAATTCTGACTCTGACTTAACTTTAGCAAGTTTTAAAAGTAATTCTTTCATATTATTATTTTTTATAGAGTGTCTAACCACCCATTATTAGTTTTTTTCTTTTGTGATGCAATATAACCAAAGTATTTTCTTTGTTTATCTGATTTAAAATTTTTGTCGTGTAGCATAGTTTCAGCTTTATTAGGAGTTAAACCACCATTTAAAAATTGTTGTAAAGCTAAATAATCATTGTCTACAACTCCTCCATCTTCCATTGAAAACCCTGTTAAATTACCAATTAAATTTCCTACTCCTTTTGCACCAGTTTTTCCACCCATTAAAGGTTTGGTAAATTGATCAAATCCTCCAAAATTATTAATATTACTAATACCTCCAGAAATATTACCATAAATTCCAGCAGCATTATTCATCAGACTACCAAAGTCTTGTGAAGCATTTACCATTCTTTTACCAGAAACATATCCAGCTTTATTGTAATCTTCTATACCAGATTCAGCATTTAACTCTCCAATAGTACTACCCACTCCAGAACCTACATCACCAATACCACTACCTACTAAACCTACATTACCAGTTAATGCACCACCAATTACTTTACCTGCACCTACAACAGATTTACCAATATTTTTACCAGCTTTATATGCTCCAGATCTTGTAAAATAAGAATCTCCTAAAGCATTTCCAACTGCATCTCCAACTATAGGAATAGAAGATATTCCTCCTACTAATGCTTCTGTAGGAGCTTTAAGAAAATCTGCAAATCCCCAATTAACTTTATCATCTTCTTTTTGTAATCTATCATGAGCTACTTTAGTATGTAAAAAATCATTTGCAGTAGCACTTTGTAATGCATCTAATCCCATTCTATTTGAGTTAGTATTAAAAGCATTTGAAGGAATTTGATTTTGATTTTGGTTATTTATATAATTAATATAACCTTGTAAAGATAAATCTCCTCCTCCTGCATAATGATTTATATATCCTCCATTTTGTTGAGTAGGGGCTAAGTATTGTGGCTTAGTACTTCCCCACATCATAGAATGATATGAAGCATCAGGTATATTTTCAGTCATTTTTGTCATTCCTTGAGAAGTTGTAACACCTTCTACACCACCTATATTATCTTGAACATATTTTTTTGCAGGCATATTTGCTGCAGTAAAATTACTTAGTAAACTATTTACTTGACCCAAACCTTCATTAACTCCACCTAAAACATTATTAATACCAGAAAATATGCTTGGTTGATTAATTTGTGCTTGCATATTTTCAACATAATCAGGCATTATTGATCTAAAATAACTATTATCTTGATATAATTTTGGACCAATACCAAATCCTTTATATTCATCTTGATAACCTAAATATCCTCCAGCAGGATACTTATGGTTTTTTAAATATACATTTGCCCAAAGACCTCTTTTAGTCTCTCTTCCATCTTTAGTAACATAAGTATTTTTATTTTTTAAATACCCACCATTTTTTTGTTTCATACCATTATTTTCTTTAACATTTAAAGAAGGGTTTGTATTAATAAAAAATTCTTCAGAATAGTCATCTAACCATCCTGAAGAATTATGTTTATTAAGTTTAATTTTATTTTTAACCATTAACGCATGGATATATTGTAATTAAGAAGTGTAAATTTAAGTATAAATTTTAAATTTTCTAAATCTTTGTTATTAATGTTAATTCTGTAATTAAAAAATCCATTTTCTAGTCTATCAACTTTTGTCCAATCTTTTGCAAAAGAAACATTAGTATTAGGATATTTAAAGATACTTCCTTGTAAAAAGTTTTGACTACTATCTACTACATAATTCATTAAATTATTACAAAATACCATTCCATTAATAATATTATGTGGTTGGTTATCTAACACTACATTAGACATATAATCTATATTTACAGGAGTTTTTAAGAATACTTCTCCAGAATGTTGTCTATTTGTCCAAACAGATACACTTGTTGGTGGCTCATCAACTAATATTAATTGATCATTTACATTGTTATAAACATCCATCTTAATTCCAATGTTTTGTAATGTAGTATAATTCATTGGAAAATAAGTAAATACAGAATCTACTATACTTGGATAATGTTGCCCATAAAATTTTCTATATGAATTAAAATTATCTTCATGTATGTATAAATCATTATTATTATCTTGACTAAAGAAAGTATCTCTATTTTGAATATAAGCAGCTGGTAAATAAGAATGGTAAGAATAAAAAGCTTTATATTCTGGATAATAAGATATAGTATACTCATTTAATACATCTGTAAATAATAATCTTTTATGTCTATAATCATAACTAAATCTTAATTGTATATTAGATAAAGGTAATTTTTGACTATAAGAATTATAATAAGGTTTTAAGTAAGTTTTAAAAAAAGAATTCATTCCATAAGTAGATATAGAATCTAATTGGTTATTAGAAAATAAATTCATAGTTTGATTTTTTAAATCTATGAAAAAATATCCTACATTGTTTTGAAATGAAAATCTTTTATCTTGTAATCCTGCATAACCCTCACTAGAAGCAAATAACTCTAATTGCTGAGCAGATAAAAAGTCATTAGTACCTAAGTATACTAAGTTATTATTAGCTTGTAATTTAGACTCTAAAGTTAGTAGTTTCCAAATATTATCTGTAGTATGTGCATATAATATTTGACTCTCTTTTAAAAGTTTTGTAAGTTTACCTTCTTTATGAGGTAAAGTAATAAAATCATTTTTCAAGAATTTACTATAGTTTAATCTACCAACTGATTGATTATCTGCAGAAGATATAATAATTCTATTATCATATTCATTATTACAATCACAAACTTTATAAGTACTATTAATAGGTTTCATTAAATAGTATCTCATACCATTTAATTCATTATAATCAGTATTTAAATGAATAACATTGTTATGAAAGTTTTTATAAGAATCATTATATTCAACAAATTCATAACTTGTAGAAGTACAATTATCTTGAGCATTATTACAATATAATTCATAAAAATAAGTATTTAAGAAACAATCTTCTGCATACTCATATTTTCTAGTAGAATATAGTTTATATTTACCATTAGCTAATTTAGGATAATATAGTTCATTATATGTTGGGCCTTCATATCTTAAATCTAAATTAACATCAGATTCTATAATAGTATTTAATAAAGTAACATTTGCTTTTTGTGGTAAAAATAAATTTAATAGATAAGAACTGTTACCTCTTCCAATAATATTAGTAATAGTATATTTAGGTTCATATTTATCTGCCCAAACAGTATTACTATCATTAATAGCAGAGTCTTCTAACATTCCTGTAACACCTGTTCTAATAAAAGAAAAAGTATTAATATAACTATCTCCATAAAATCCTGTAACACTAGTTTGGTTAGCACAAGCTTTTAATCCTGTATCAATAAAAAACATATCATTAATACTTCCATATTGACTAGGTAAATTATTTTTTATAGATCCATAATAAATGTATCCTTCATTACATTGATCTAATATACGAGTAGTAGAAGCATTATCTAAATAATGATCATAATAATATTCAGGAGTTAAAACACAAGTACATTTTTTAGAACTTGTATCTGAGTTAAAATATTCCCTATTAGATGGTGCACTAAAAGTTAAGTAATCACAAATAGTTCCTATTTTAGAAGGATCAAAAGGTGTACCTATAACTTCTAAGGTAGTACTATTTATAACAGTATATTGTCTACCAATAGGTCCAAATACAGCACTATCCTCAGGTAAACAACCATATCCAAAATCAGTAAGAGTAATAATTGTTCCTGGAGGTAATGTAGTATTAGGAATATTAACAATTGTAGTAGAATTTATAGTACATTCAAAAGTATAATTTTTATAAGCTTTATTAAAAGATAAATCTGTTGTATTTTTAAAATCTAAAAATAAGCCACTTTCTCTATAATAATTTACTAATGAATATTCAGCTCCTAATATTTTATTTAATATTACATTATCTTTTACATAAGAATAATTATCTATACAAATATTTTTAAATTGATAAATATTTTCTGTTCTATTAAAATAACCTTGACTTTTATCTATACTTCCATTTGTTAATTGATTATATCCATAATTATATAAATTATAAATTTGTATAGCACTAGCTCTAAATCTTCCATCTTTATCCAAGAAAGTTGAAGGATCATAAGTATCATCTCCCCATGTAGAATATCTATCAGAATTTTGATGTCTTATAGAATCTATATAAAATCCTAAAGTATTATATTGTTGCTCTATTTTAACGTGGTTAATATTTAATCCTTGTTGATAAGATAAAGTATTACCACCATAAAACATCATACCTTTATTATAGTGAGTTCCATATCCACAATTACTAACAAAGTCATGTATAGGATTAGATCCTTCAATATCTCTATTTCTAATGTTACTAAAATAATCCCATTTAGCTGCTGAGTTTACATTATGTTTAGGATAAATAAAATCTTGACCATTTAAATTATTTTTAAACATTTCAACAAACCAACCTTTATCTTGAATTGATTTATTATATGAATCTCTTCTAACATATACTAATCTATAACCTGTAACTTTAACTCCACCAGTTTCTGTTAATGTAGGCATTATTACATTATCCAATTTTAAACCTAAGGGATAAATTTCTAAATCTTCATATCTACTTTTATATGTATTTATGTAACTATTAACAGAATAATTTTCTAATAAATTATTATGAAATGGTTCTATAGTAGAATCTGGCATTTTAAATAATGTAATATTCTTACCAACAACTACACCATTTATAACTTCTGTAGGATACATATAATCATTAGGATTTAAAGATCCAGGAGTTACATTACATCTTGGTATTACAGGGTATCTTTCTTCTGATTCAAAATAACCTAAATATCCTTCAGATCTAATAGTATTTTCATTATTATCTATTGATCCAGAACAATAATCTAATACACTTAAATCAACTGCATTTGGGTTATAATAAGTTCTTTTAGCAGTATTAACTTCTTTCCAATATTTTCTTTCAGTATTACAACATAAATTAGTATCATTAGTCTCAGGTCTTTCTCCCTCAGGACCTGTAAACTCTGGAAAGTCAGGATATTTTGTATTAACTAAAGGAAATACTGCAGACTCTGACATATCTTCAAATTCCAATACAATACCTAGCATATAATTTTCATCTCTCATCCAAGACTTATGATGGATAACATGCTCTGGGTTTTTATATCCTTTAGTAGAAGTTAAATTAATTTTTCCTGTTACATATTTAACAGTTATATTATTTGCATAATGTTGATAGTCAACATTTTTAATTCCTTTTACTCCACCAAGTAATAATCTATTATTATAAATTAATCCACTATTTGCAGATAAATAAAAAGCTCTTTTATTTAAAACTTCCTGTAAATCTATAGTTGTGTCAAAAATTGTATCACCTTCATAATTAATTGTTAAAGAAGGTTTAACAGGTTGTCTACTTTTAAATTTAAATGCTGTAGAAACACCTCCTACAGTTTTTATAAACCCTATATTAATATAAGGATATTTAGTATCTATACTATCAAAATGTAATACAATACTTTTATTTAATTTTTTAGGTTCATTACCATCTATATATTGAAAAGATCCTGTAATATAATCTTCTATTAGTGGAATATTTTCATTAATAATGTAATAATTAGTAGTATTACCATCTTCATCTTCATATTGAATAAAAGGTCTATAAACTCCTGCATCTACATTATAAGCAGCATTTTCAGTAAAACTAACATTACTTAATTTAATACAAGTATCTGCTGTTTTAAATAACTCTAGTTCTTCTACAGGACCAGAGCCAGGACCATTTTTTAAAAACTTAGAAACATTTATATTTCTAACTCTATTTAAATTATCCCAGAATATTAATACAATATCTTCACACTCTGTTTTAGTAAATGATACAGACTCTAAATAAATAGTAAAATTTAAATCTGGAGAAGCATATAATTTAGTATAAGTATTTGCATTAGGATCATAAATACCAATTTCATTAGTATCTAAAAATAAAACTACTTTATCAATAGATTTTATTAAATTAGAATGTAATACTTTACCTGGAAGAGTTATTCTAAATGTATTAGAATATTCAGAAGTAAGATAATTTTCATCTCCTTCAGAAGACTCTCTTACCATATTTAATGCAGCTCTATAAGTATCTTTAGGTTGTGAATCTATAGGAGTATCCTGATTCATACCTTTATTAAAGCTATAATTTGTTGAATCTTGAAGAGTTCTAGTTTTATTAACATTCCTTAATAAATCTTCTATATCATTTTTATTAGGCATAATTAGTATTTTGTAAATCCATTATATATTGTTTGTGACTTTCTTTGATCTAAACCATGATATGAATTAGGAACTAAGAATTGATTAGTAGCTTCACCCATAGCCCACATTTCATCAAATGTTTGATTATTCATATCTTCTCTAGCTTTAATTCTATATTTAATATATTCTTTTTGAGCTATTTGAAAGAAATTTAAATCAGCATTAGATTTACTTTTTCTATATTGTATATAAGCTAGTTTTTCCTCTATAGCTGCAATTAATGCAGATATATAATTTTTAGTGTTAGGAATTAAAGGTAAATCATTATCATCTAATGGTAAAGCTAAATAACCTATTAATATTTGAGCTTCTTTATAATCACATATTAAATAACCATTATCAATTGTAAAAGTACTTTGAGGTCTTAAATCTTGCTCAAATTGTTTATTAACATGTCTAAGTAAAGACATTTCATTTTTCTTTGGTTGTAATATTAACCATTCATTTCTATTTTTTTCAAACCAAGGAGTAAAGTCTTTAACACTAGCAAATTGTAATGCTTTAGCTTTTTCTAGGTTAGTAATATATAACCATCCATTAGTTTCTATATAACTTTTATCACAAGAACAAGAATCTCCACATTTACAAGTTTTTTTATAAGTCCAAGTACAGTCAGGATTATTAAAGTCTTGTTTAATTAATTCTGTTAAAAAGAATTGTTCTTGTGCCTCATTTCTAGGTTTAGCTAATACATATAAACTTTCTTTAAAACCACAAGGTAATTCAACTTTAAAATCTTTTACAGTTAAATGTTGAACTTTTTCTTTATATTGTTTATAAGTACCTATTTCATAATAAGCATCTATAATCCACTCTGTCATTAATTCTTCATTAAAATTAAGTTCATTTGGAGCTATTTGTTTCCAGTTTTCAATAACTGTAGAAATACTTGTAAATTGTAAATTATTCATCTTCTTTTAATGTTTTAGCTAAGTCTCTATTTAATTTTCTATAAGGAACAAATTTATAATAAGTATTAATCATACTATGAAAATAACTTAACTTATATCTAAATCTATTAGTATGAAAATTAGTAAAAAATACTGTCTTTCCTAATTTTTTTGTTAAGCCAAAATCAACTAATTTTTTATTTGATTTGTATCCTATTATTTTAAATGAACCTATATTAAGTAATTGTAATCTATGTTTTATTAATAATATTTCTATGGCAACTTTAAAAATTTCTGTAATAACTTTTAAATACAATATTTTATCTTTATAAGATGATTTCTTAGCTGCATCATATATAGAAAAATATTTTAAAGGTTTATTTACCTGCTTTCGCATTGTCATTACCATCATCATTTAAGGCATTATTAATAGTATCTCTACTAAAGTATAGATAAGTTTTTAAGATCTTATCTGCCATCATACTATACATCTTATCTAATAATCTTTCATCAATAGGAAACTCTGTGTCTAAAAAATTACAAACTTCCCCACAAATATTTTTTACCTCATAGTCATCATAAAATAAAGCTTGAACTTTAACCCATTGTGGACTATTTAAATCAGGTACAAATAAATGATTATTTTTAATTAAAAATTTAAAATGATTTTCTGTAATTCCTAAATTATTATATCTTCTAAAAGATTTAGAAGACTCAAATACAATTCTTGAATAAGTATCACCTCTGTCATTGTAAACAGTAGTAATAATATTATTAATAGTGTTAGGTATTTTATGTTTAGATTTTAACCATTTACATCCTGAAGGAAGTTTTTCACAACATTCATTAGTATCAGCTAATTCTAATTCTACACACTCTAAAGTTTGTAAATTTAAACTATAGTTATAATCTGGATCTTTTAATTTTTCATATAACAAAACTCCTCTACAAATTTTCATTAAATGATAAATATAAGCATTAGAAAAACCACTATCATCAGTTGGAAAACCTTTATCTATTGGTACCCTAAAACCATTAATAATTTCTCTTATTGTCATAGTATTTTAATTTATTTATATTGTTCTTCAATCCACTTGGTATAATATTCCTTAAATAAATTATAAGGAAAGTTTTGTACTTTACAAAGTGGGTGATTCATAAAATATACATATAATTGTTTTAAATCAATTACTCTTTCTTGTTTATTATTATTTTCATCAAATAAATGATATGGTTGATCAGTTTGAAATTGATCATTATTTATTTGTCCACCATTAGTATAATAAAAATTCATTTATTAAATATTATTTTTTAATTAGTAAAAAATTTATCATTTATACTAACTCCATCTTTTCTATAATTAAAGAATACAAAACCATTAGTTCCTCTTTGAAAATTATGTGCAACCCAGTCAGATTGAGGAGCAAAGCTAGGAAAGTTAAAATATTTAAATACATCTGAACTTGAATAGTCAAATAACATTTGGTGAGAATCTCCTTTAAAAAAAAAAATATCATAACCTTTATTTAACAAATTATTTGCATTTAAATATCCTAAAATTTTATTTATTTGTTGTGAATTAATCTTAACTTTAAATCCAAACTTCATGTGTTGTTTATCTTTACCATGACAATAAATAAATAATCTATTATTTATAATTTCATAGTCTAAAAATTTTTTTTGAGTTATTACTTCAACTCTATCATTAAAAGATACTTTACAATAATGATAAAAAGCTGTACTAATAATCTCATCAAATGCACCCCCATGGTTATTATTTACTACAGATCTAAATATTATTTTATCATAATACTTTAATAAGTTTTGAACTAGATTTATTTTAAATAACAAACCATTTTCAAAAACTTCATTATTACTCATATTTTGAGGTAACTTATGACCACCTCTTGTAGTATAACCATCCCAACCATCTGCAAAATCTCCTAGTTCTGCAATATAAAGAATCTTAGATTTTTGAAACTCAACAACATGTTTAATACATATTTCTAAGTTTTTAAATAATTCTTCTTTATTCCAATTGACATCATATAAAGACTCCCCTCCATTAGATGCATCCATACCAATATGAATATCACTAATCACAAGCTTATCAAATTCTCCTGAAAAATTATTTTCTTTAACAGGTATATCTATATTTTCTATTAAATTATTAAATAAGTTTTTAAAATCAATAGAATTAATATCAAAAGCTTCTTCTCCTTTATACAAAGGATTAGTAAAAAACATAGAAGCATCTTGTGTTTTTAACCAACCATGCTTTACATCTTCTACAGGTAATCCAATATTTTTACTTTCTCTATATATGGCATTTAACTCCTTAACTGTATCTACCATTTCAGCAGGAACCCAAATATTAGTTCCTTGACTAATTTCAGTATTTTTTCTAACACTTCTGCCAGATTGTTGTATTAAATAATTTAACTCATCAAAAGTTAAATTAAAACCACTTTTATTTAATTTTCTTAATAAAGTTTTTTTGCTTGGTCTACCTAAATTAAGGTACATTTTATTTTGTTCTTTCCAAGCAATGTATCTATTTAAAGTGTCATTTGATACCATATATTTATATTTTTTATGCAAAAGTAAATGTTTTTTTACAAATACATAAAATTATTTTATTTTAAGGTGTACATAAATGATACAAATATAAATAAAAATTTTTTTATTATTAAATATTTTTTAACTAATTAATTCTAGATTTAACTTATTAATATAATCAATATATTCTTGAGGAGGATACTCATAGTATTCCCATCCATTTATTGGATATTCATAATCCTGATAGTTTTCTACTAGTATTTCAGAAGTATCTGGGAATATAACTTTTGTTGAAGCATATATCCAATCTCCATTTTCATTTTTGTAAAATCCTGGTTGTTTATCCATATTAATAACATTTTAATTATATAACTACTGTCCAGTTTTTAGCTGTCCATATTGATGTTGTCATTGTTGCTGTACCTGGATTTCCTGTTAAAGTAACTGTTGGCGAAGTAAATCCTACTCTATTAGCTACAGAATTACCTAAATCGTTTATGGCCTTTGCAGATAGTTTATTGTTACTCACGTTAAAAGATATTTTCATATTGGTTAATATGACTCTTGTGAGTGTTGTTACTCCAGCAGAAACAGTATTTAGACCATTGGTAGCCCATGAACTAGATTCTATTTCTAAATCTGTTAAATTTGAACATCCTATAATAAACCCAGGTGCATCTGTTAGTAAAGGCGTATAAACTTTTATTTTTTTAATATTAGAACACCCATAAAATGTATTATTACCTGAATTTGAACCTGTAACTAGAGGTGCTGATATATCTACACTTTGTATATTACTACAACCAAAAAATGAACTATTTAATGATGCTGCTTTACTAAAGTCAAAAGTTGGTATGGATTTTAAACAATTACAACCATTAAATATACCACTTAAATCTGTCGATGCTGAAGTATTTAAGTTTGGTAAATATTGAAGAGATTTACATCCATTAAACATATTTCCCATTAAAGTTGCTTTAGATGTATCCATATAAGGTATAGATATTAAAAATCCACATCCTTGAAACATACCACCTATATTGGTTACATTTGATGTGGTTAATGTTGGGGCTGTTATTAATGAACTACAGTTTAAAAACATATTATTCATTACTGTAACCTTTGTTGTATTAAAATTAGGTACAGATTGTAATGCACTACAATTATAAAACATTGTATTCATTCCTGTTACATTAGATGTATCAAATAATGGAACAGATTGTAATGAACCACAATTTAAAAACATATTAGCCATACTAGTTACCTTTGATGTGTTTAACAAAGGAACAGATTGTAGAGAATAACATGAAACAAACATACTATCCATTGTTGTTACATTAGCACTATTTAACAATGGTATAGTTAATAAACTTAAACAACTATTAAACATATTTGAAAATGAAATAGCTGCTGCAGTATTAAACAAAGGAATTGTTTGTAATGAATAACAGTTATAAAACATATATGCAAAGTTTGTTACACTACTAGTGTCAAACAATGGAATACTTTCTAAATCTCTAAAACCATTTAACAAATAGTTTGTAGTGTTTATAGCTCCAATTTGGTTTACCCAAAATCTTTTACAACGTGCATATAATACAACTGGGGAACTACTAGATATTGTTAAATTTGCTCCTGAAACATTTGGTATATTTAACACCATATCTAAAACAGTAGCTATATTTGTAGCTGAATAGAAAGAATGTCTTTGGTTTAAATTGACAACTGTTAAATTTTGTCCTGATTGTGGTGTTATCTTAATCAATACTTGTCTATATCCCTCACTTGTAGTTGTACTTGACGGGATAGAGCTAAATGTATACTGATGTTGAGCTTTAACGTTTGTTGAGATATTTTCAATAGTACCATCCCCCCAATCTACCGTATAGTTACCTTGACAAAGTAAAGCCATATAGTTTGAATCGTTATCTAATACACCATATAAAAGATATATTACTTGTTCACCTGTTGCTATACTAGGTATAGTTAACCAATCAGAAGGTCTTGTCCATGCTGTATATACTTTGCTTGGATTGGTTTTAGTATATCTTAAAATATTAGCAGTTGTACTAGGCACCATTATTGTCTTTTTAATCTAATCCATACATCATCAGAAACACAAGTAAAGAAATATCCTGTTGTATAAAAACATTGACCTTGATATGT